TAAAACATGATTCGTCTTGGAATCCCCAACATAAAATTGTAACGAATAAAATTATTGTTCATAACAAGGAGCTTAACCATAATTATTTTATTCCCTTTCCAACAATAGAAAGAACGCCATCAGTATTTAGCTTTGGTATGGGAAGAAATGATTACGCTTTTATTGAACGAGCTTGTACAGAACTAGGGATACTTTTTTGGAGTCACGATTCTAGAAAAGATGGTTGGTGGAGCGAAGAAAAACTCTTTGAGGCTATGAAAGAAGCAGATGCTATAATATTGTGGTATAATGATGTGAATATAAAAGGACAATCAGCAGCTTTAAGAACGGCAATATCCAGTCATAGGCCAGTTATAGTAAATGATATTGGATGGTTTGCTGATGCCCCAGATTTTGTACACAAAATAAACACAACAGTTCCTAAGTTTAAAGATGGAACTGAGTGGAAAAATTATCCTTCTCCTAAGACGCTACTTCAGGTAGAATTAGAAGATGTACTACACTTAGACTACATAAAAGAAAACTCATACAAAAATTGTGCGAAGAAATACTTGGAGGTAATAAATGGAATTACGAAGAATAAATGATATTACAGCTATTGATGATGAAGGGGTTGTTTGGTTTCGGCATGAAATGGATACTCCCCATAGAACTTGGATTACTTGCATGAATTGTTTTAAGCGTGTTAAAGTCTATTGGTATGATTATCCCCAGAGCATTCTTAAAATTGGTGACGAGTGTATAGAGTGGGAGGAATAATGAGTTGTCCTAAATGCAAGAGTGAAAAAATAACTACTATATTCAGTATTCTTGCTGCAACTTACCATGAATATGAGTATATGTGTGAAGAGTGCTTTTTCACTTGGAAAGAACGACTAGGAGAACAGGAATATTATATTTGCCGCGATGAATTTTATGGAGGAAGATAATGAGTTGTCCCCGGTGTAGTAAAAATCACTACAATACTTTTAAAATTAACCGATATAATATAGTGATGCCAGTTAATAAGTGCCTCATTTGTGGGTTCTTATGGATTGAAGACAAAGATATACTTGGAGTCAAGGGATTGGCGAAAGCCGAGTCGAAGAAAATATTTATAGACACACTTAGGAACATGGGGAAGTATAATGACACAAGCTAAACTATCATCTGTAGCTTTAGAAAAGATTGTTGACAAAATTGTTGACCTTTCTCAGTATATGGGGGAGGTTAAATTTTACCCCTACCAATTACCATTCGCACGAAGACTCACTCAGAGTCTCGTAACCAATGAGGGTGCAACCCTCACCGCCTTATTTTCCCGCCAATGTATCGCAGAAGATACGCTTATTATGAATAGAAATGGCCTTGTCATGCCTATTCAAAAACACTCTGACGCATGGAAAACAAAAGAATTAGCAGATATTTATGAGATAAAAGTTAAGGGGGGACATGTTATCCGCTGTACAGAAGAACACCCTATCTCAACCCCAGAAGGATTTGTTCCAGCGTTCTGCCTTAAAAAATATGACAAAGTAATTGTCCTTGATAAATGGGATAAATTTGGGGATGGGATTGTGCCTCTTGATAATGGGGGAAGCCTTTTTATAACAGGTAGTTTAGCCGAGTTAGTAGGCTGGCTTACAGTCTACATCGGGAGGAGTGAGGAGGTAAAGATAAAAGTTGGTAAAGATAGGATTAACCCTATTCTTGAGTCGTTCTTTCCTGACTGTAAAAAGAGAGTCACCAAGAATACAATAACTATAACCATTAGTGGAACCCTCAAGAAATTTCTCAAAGCAATGAAGTTCAATTCCGATGGGTTTCCCGAGAATGTTAACTTCTTTACCAAGGCCCAACTAATACGTTTCTTTTACCCTCTATTTCTTATCCAAGGAAAGAGCTATAAAAAACCGAGGACTGTCAAAACTATCCTTAAGGGAAGAAATGCACGATACCTGGAGTTTTGTAAGGAGCATTTGAACAAGCTAGGGCTACATGGGGCTGTCGATGTTTGGATAGGGGATTGCTTGATTTTTCAAGCATCAAGAAATTACCAAAGAATGAAAGAGCTATTTGGAGACTTACTTCCAGAGAATTACTTTCCCCCATTATATATTCCAAGAAAGCATGTAGATAGAAGTTTTGAAGGCCCAGATGGAGAGATATTAACAGTTGCTCAAGTCTATTCAGTTAAGAAACTAGATGAACAAATGCCAGTCTGGGATACTACCATTGAAGATAAGGGATGGTTTTTAGCTTCTGGTATTAAAGTACATAACTCAGGAAAAACCCAAGCTGTAGCTATGATTACTGCTGCTTGTATGGTGGTCTTACCATCTTTAGCTGAGAAGTTTCCAGACCAGTTTGGTATGTTCATAAAAGGATTCTGGGCAGGATGTTTTGGTCCTATTGGTGAGCAGGCAGTAACGATGTTTGACCGCGTTCATTCTGTATTCACTACTGATAACAGTAAGAGGCTATTTATTGAAGAGTTAAAGATGCCTATTCCCGCGCAGGGGGGAGCAAGAGGAAACTTAATTAGACTTAGAAATAAGTCTTTTATTCGGTATCAGTCTGGGGGTAAGAGAGCTAAGGTAGAATCCAAGACATACCATCTTATCATCTTAGATGAATGTCAGGATATGGAAGCCTTTAAAATCCGCAAGAGTATCATCCCTTCTGGTGCAGCAGTAAACGCTACCATTGTTGCTACAGGAACTCCCGATATTTATATCGGATACTTTTACGATACTATCGAACAGAACAAGATTCTTGATATCACAAACCCAGGACAAAGCCACTTTGAAGTTGACTACCTTACTGTGCAGAGATACAACCCAATGTACAAGAAGTTTATTCAGAAAGAAATTAAACGATTAGGGATAGACTCTGATGAATTCAAGATGGCGTATAGACTGATATGGCCGATTACAAAAGGGATGGTATTTAGTAAGGCTCAACTAGAGGAAAAGGCTTACGATAAATCCTTAAAAGTTGTAAAAGAATACAAAGAAACTCCGTGTATAGCTGGGCTGGATTTAGGAAAAAGCCAAGACTCTACTGTAGTCACCGTACTAAAAGTAGATTGGAATGAGGCAGACGAAGAGGGGAATGTACCCAAACAAATTCTTAACTGGTTAGAATTAGAGGGAGATAACTGGGAAGACCAGTATGATAAGGTTGTAGACTTCTTAAGTAACTATTGGATTGAGACTTTAGTTTGTGATTCAAGCGGTGTAGGCGACCCTGTAAGGGAACATTATGCTGTTCTTCTTCCTCAAATTAGCGTGGTTCCTTTTGTTTTCAGCCCAACAACTAAGGATATTGGCTACAAGTATTTCATTCAGGAAGTAAATAGTAGACGAGTAGTAATCCCTGCTCATCCTCACGTAAGAGACACGAAGAAGTTTAAAAAGTTTGAGCAGCAAATGACCACTCTAAAGAAGAAATATAGCGGAAAGTTTTTAAGTCCTACCTCTGTAGATGAAGAGAAAGGTCACGATGATTATCCTGATTCTCTTATGCTTGCGGTTTTCGGAACCTACTATGAAATAATGCCAGAGATTGAAATTGACGATAATGATATTTATAAGACCTATAGAGATCATAAGGATTTTTTTGGAAAATCTTATGCTGATATTATTAGAAGGAGGTGAGAAAAATCACATACGCACTACCAGGAAATTTTGATTATCAAGTTTTCTCAAGTACTTTCTTTGCACAGGTTTACAACTTTGGACCTGACCATACTTCTAGGGTAGCTAAATACCAGAACTGTTGGGATTTTTACGACGGTAAACATTGGAGTTTTGCAGCCCCAGAAGGTTATGACCAAGTAACAATAAATTATACTAAAGCTTTTGTAAAGAAATTGAGAAGATTTGCGTTTCGTAATGGCTGGACGATGACTTTTCCAGAGGAGCTTAGAAACGATGGAGTTGATGTATGGGTTAACAATGTTTGGAAGATGAACGATGCTACCGATATTAGCAATAAAATTGCCGAGTTTGGCGCTATTTTTGGTGACTGGTACGTATATGTTCAATGGCTACCCACCGACACAGACGATGACGAAGAGGAAGAAACAAATCCAGAGAATTTAAAGCTGTCTGTTATAGACCCGAGATATGTTTTTCCTCAATACAATGGCAAAACAGGAGAAATGGAATTCTGTGTAATTGTTGTTCCCTATCAGGAGTACAAGCTAAAAGGAAATGAGTTTGAGCTTACCAATAAACTTTATAGGGAGATTCACACCAAAGAAAAAATCTTCATTCAAGAACTAGACGATAAAAATAATGTGGAAAAAGAACAGATATTAGATAATCCAATTGGCAAGCTTCTTATTGTACACGGTATTCATCAGTTAAAAGCAGGGAGTCAGTTTGGTAATGGTCTAATAGAGGATATTATTGATGCCCAGAAATTATTCAATGAAAAGACTTCCAACATATCCGAGATTCTTGATTATCATGCTGCGCCTATTACCATTATTTATGGGGCTAAAGCTAGGCAGCTAGAAAAAGGAGCCAACAAAATTTGGTCAGGTTTACCAGCAAATGCTAAAGTTGAGAACTTATCCAGCGAGGGCAATATTCCAACTGCAAGAGAGTTTGTTCAAGATGCTAAACAATGGATGCATGAACTCGCTAATATACCAGAAGATGCTCTTGGAGCAGAAATGCAGATAAGTAACACTTCCGCTGTTGCTCTATCTATTACTTATGAGCCACTAATTGAGCTATCAGAAGACGTTAGATATTATTTTGACAAAGGAATCAAAAAAGTTAATGAGCTTATCATTGACATAGGCATACACATTGACCAAGTAAACACAAATGTAAAAGAGCCACAGTTATATGAGCATGATATTGAGCATGGTTCATTACTACCAAGAGATAGGTCGTTAGATATTAGTGACCTTACCGCAGAAATGGCAATCAAAGTAGAATCCAGACGGGGAGCTATGAAGAGATTAGGAGTCAAAGACATTGAAGCTAAGACTGAGGAAATTGATAAAGAACAAGAAGAGGAACAACAGAAGCAGCTTGAGTATCAAAAGCAGCAGCAAGCGTTAATGCCGAAACCTGAACCAGTAGCAGGACAGGACGCTTACGGTAAAGCAAGAGCAGCATCAAATAAGAATCCTAATACACATGGGCAGCAAGTAGCCAATGACCAGAAGCAGAAGAAGTCATAGTTTTAAAGAAAAAGAATTATATAACCGATATCATTAATAATAACAATAAGTAAAGGGGGTGAAATGGCTAGAGGGAGTTTTAAACCAGATAAACCAGCAAAAGTAACTGGAGGTAATGCCTCTACGTTTAATGCTGCTATTAGTGAGATTAAATCTAAAGGAGAGATTTCAGATAGCGCGAAGGCTGATGCCTGGGGAATACACGTAAATAAGATTGATTGGGAACATCCTTATGATGCAATTAATAACCCGGATGGACCGCACGATTAACATATAAGAAAGGAGAAGAAAATGGCTGACGAAACAGAAAATGTTATTGAGCAGAAGAAAGAAGAAGAGACTAAAGAAAAGCCCGAAGTAAAATCAGAAGAACTTAATGTGGAGGCTTTAACAAAGGCTCTACGTGAGGAAATAGCGGAGAGTATCCGCAAGGAAGAAAAGGCTAAACTCTATGATTCTTTTGAAAAGTACAAAGAAGATGCTAGAAAAGCCGAGGAAGCTAGATTAGCTTCTGAAGCAAAACTAAAAGACTACGAACAGAAGAACCTATCCGCCGAAGAACAGTTAGCAAAGAAACTATCAGAACTTGAAGAGTCCAATGCGAAACTACAGGAGCAGATGGGTGAGATTGTTCAGAGTGCTACTAAGCAGATTAGTACTCTTCAATTGGAACTAGAAAAAGAAAGATTACTGGCACAGTATAAGGATGAAATTATCCCTTCGATGATTGGTGGAAATACGCTTGAGGAATTAAGGCAAAGTGCCGAAAATGCACATAGAGAATACCTTAGCATCACCGAGAAAGCCTTAGCTAAAGTTAAAGCCGAAACTAAAAAAGAAGCTGTAGGAAGTGGTTTAAGTCCGTCTAGTGCGAATTTAAATGCAAGTCCTTCTAAAGCTCAGATAGACAAGATTAGTGACCCGAAGGAATGGGAAAAAGTTAGGGATAAGTTCTTGGAGGACGCACTAAAACAACAGATTTAAAAATATGAAAGGGGGTGAACAAATAGAATGACTTCTTATCTTACTACTGCTCTGGCTGCAACCGCAGGGACAAATGTAAAGCTACCCGAGGTAGTTCTTACTATTTATTCTAAAGATATCATGTTCCAGGCTCAGCCAGTCCTAAGATTTGACCAGTTTGCACAGATTAAAACTGACCTAAATGCAACCCCCGGTAAAACCATTACTTTCTTCAAGTATAATAACTTAACCGCTGGTGGGATTTTAACAGAAGGTACGCCTCTCGATACTCAGGCTCTCGCCGGTTCGCAGATTAGCATTTCCGTATACGAATATGGTAATGCAGTTGCCGTGTCTAATATGTTACTAGTTACCGCCTTTACGGATGTTATGGCTGATACCGCTAAACTACTTGGTCAGGATTACGCTAAAGTGATTGATGGTTTAGCTCGGGACGTAATAGAAAATGGTGACGGCTCTACAGTATTTGCTAATGATGCTGCTAACGTAGACGCTATTGGCGCTACTGATTTCATGACTGTTGAAGAAGTTAAGGATGCAGTTGAAATCCTTGCTACTAACAACGCTCGTAAAATTGCTAATGACCATTGGGTATGTTTCGTACATCCTCATCAGAGTCGTAATCTTCGTGATGATGATGACTGGATTACAGTTGCAAAGCTTGACCCTCAACGTCTATACAATGGGGAGATTGGTCGTATTGATGACGTTATCTTTATTGAAACTACGCAGGTGAGTATTGATGCTAACGCTGCTGCTACTCCTGTGAATGTTTATTCCGCACTTATGCTTGGCGATGGGGCCTTCGGTAAAGCCGTAGCTCTACCAGTTGAAATGCGTGATAACGGTGTTGTAGATTTCGGTCGTGAACGCGACTTGGCATGGTACTCTATCTTTGGTTATGGTGTTATTGATGAAGACGCTATCGTAGGTATTAAAACAGCTTAATCAAAAAGAGTTGACAAAAAATGGGGGCAAGTGCTAAACTTTAGTAACTGCCCCCTGTATTTTTAATTACGTGAAGGAGGATTAATGACTAATGCTAAAAAGGCAATAATTACAGATGAGGAAGCTGCTAAGAACAGCATAGAAGAACTAGAAAAAACCGAATCCGAGACTATTGAAGATGAAATTGAAAAAGCCTTTGGCTTTGAACCGATGCAAGTTGATGAAATTCCAAAAAGAGATACAAGTGTGGAAGTAATTCCACTTAGAAGTTTTAAAAGCTCGTTTGGTGGGACTTGGTATTACTTTACCAAAGGAAAACCACAAAAAGTACCATTAGAAATGAGAGATTTTCTATTAAAAAATAAACAACAACCTAAGATAAAGGATATATGGTAAATTATAATCAAATATTCATACAAAAAACCGGCCAGATGGAGGATAATAATCCGTGGGATAATACACGAATTCTGGGCTTCTTAGATACTGGCGCTTATCTTGTCTCTAGAGACTATGCTACCCCTTGGGATGCTTTTGATTCTGTCCCTGATAACTATAAATATGCAGTAACTATTTACTCTGCAATAGAATATTGGTGGGCTAAAGCAGCCGACCACGCTAATAGATTTGATATGCAGGTAGGGGGAAATGCTTACTCGTCCTATTCTTCAATCAACCAAAGAACTAATGTACTTTTTAGTAAGGCAGTAGAAATGATTAAACTCCTGAAAGAAGAACTTGCTACATTAGGCTTAATTGATGAAGGTTCTGGTGATATAATTATTGGAGACTTAGTTATAAGGAGTCTTGATACAGGATACTTAGTTCCTAGAGCAGACGACCCAGCAGGAGATTGGACTAGCTAATGGCTTGGGCACGGTTTCGGGATGATAAAGGTAGATTTCTTCCAGGAAATCCTTTTAGATTTATAAAGGGATTGCCTTTTAACGAACAGCCCTCTATTAAACGGCATTTTGAAAAGTTCGTTGCGAAGATGGATGACTTTTATGACTACATTCCCGAGCCTGTTCGTCGTGTATGGATTCCAGGATTAGGCTTAAAAACTGAATGGTTTGGCGCACACACCATCATAAAAATTAGTGAGCTAGATAGAGATTTATTAATAGAAGACCTAAGAAAAATAGAGCATCCAGATGATGAAATACAAAAAGCCCTAAAAGAAATAGGATACTATATTACGGATAATGTAGTTCCAAGAATATTTAAAGAAGAAGCAGTAAATCCAAGGAGTGCTTGGCAGCAATTAGCTTCAAGTACTATTAGATGGAGAAACTCAATTGATAGACCCTATTCAAAGGGGGCAGAAGAAGGGGGTATGCTTAGGCCATATGGAGGATTATTCAAAGAAGTAAAATCACATCATATGGTATCAGTAGAAGAAGAGGAAGGTGGCTATCGTATGGTAATTAGTGGACAGAACATTGAGAATGAATTTAGACGAAAGCTATTCTATTGGCATCAATTAGGGACTGACTTTCCTATGCCAGATAGAAAAATGATTCCCACCAAAGAAGAAGATTTGACATGGGAAGAAAGAAGCGACATAAATGAAATATTTCAAAATCATATGGATAACTTAATGGGGTTTAGATGATAGTATCACAAATAGAACAGAAAATAACTGACCTACTAACTGCTGCTTGTATTGACAATGTTGATACGTATTTAGTGCAGGGAATTGACTCCTATATGAGAAATTGGGAGCCTAATGACTTCCCCCGAATTGTGGTGTTTGTGGATGAGATAGCTAGTACAGAGGAACAAATATCTCCTAACGCCCTTCAGAATAGAGAGTATACAGTTTTTATAATGGTGATGGTTTTTGGCTCTGATTATGGGGAAATGTTAATCCAACGAGATACAATTGTCGATAGAATTATAGCGACACTCAAATCAAATAAACGATTAAGTGGATTAGCCGATAATAATACTAATGAGAGCATATGGAATAGTTATATAAGACGCATAAGGTATTCTCGCTCAGGTACTACAAATAACTATGACGCAGCAGTTCTCATAGAGTTCACAGTTCAAACGGCAGAAATTTAAGAATAGCGAAAGGGGGTGAATAACTTAAATGACAACAATTACAGGTTTAGTTGGTCATCTAGGTATAGGTAAGCAGACAGCTTGGACTACTGAAGCTAATGTTACTGACGTTAACTATGTTACTTCTTATGCTACCACCATTGATACCTTCTTCGTTATTACGTCTGAAAGTTTTGCGTCTGAGAATAACCCACTAACGGCAGATAATGAGATTGGTAGAGGTCGTGACCGTAGTGGTGCTGTAGCCGGTGGTTATGGTATTGCAGGCGGTTTTGGTGGTTATGCTCGTTCTACTGACCTTGGTATGTTACTAGAAATGGCTCTGTCAAGTACTGATTGTACAGCCGATGGTTCAACTGGTGTTACAACCATTACTCCTACGGATTATCAGGCTTGGTATACTATTGAAAAGAATGTTGGTGATACTCTGTATCTCCACCTTGTAAATGGTAAAGTTAATAGCTTAACTATTTCAGTAAACCAGGGTGAGATTGCAACATACACTTCCGAGTGGGTAGTTGCAATGGAACGTAAGATTAGTTCCGGTGATGCAGAAACTCCTTCCTATACTTCGGACGATTTATTAGCATTCCACGGTGGATTAATTAAGATTAATGGTACTCAGTACGATAATATGGAGTCAGCAGAGATTGCTATTAATAACAATCTCTCTAATGATGAATATACCGTACATCCTTCCCGATTCCTTAATGGAGTAACTGAAGGTTCTAGGACATTTGACCTGAACTTTAATCAGGTCTTCACTAGTGAAGACGATTATGAAAAATATACTTATGGTGCAGACAACGCTACTTATCCTGGGTATAGTCTCTTTGAAGACGATGTAGAAATTACCCTCATGAACGCACAATTATTTGCATCTGCAACTCAGTATGTTAAATTTGTATTTCCCCGTGTTATGTTTGGTGGGTTGCCTGTAACCCTTACATCTGGTAGAATCGTAGTCGCAAATACTGGTATTGTACTTGCACCATCAGTAGGCGAAATTGTAACCGTCACTTGGAAGTAATAGGAGGAATTTAAAAATGGCTCAAAAAATTTATGTAACAAACGCACCTGAAACATTTCGAGTTTATTTACCGTGGGAGAAAGATGAAGCAGAAGGAGACAAGACTTGGTTTGAGCATCGCAAAATGACCGAAGCTGACTACCAGAAGTTTGTTGATTTGACTTCAACAGTTAAATTAGCGAACGCTAGGAAAAAAGGTAAGGAAGACGATAAAGCAGAAGTCGATATGATGTTGGGAACTACAAGAGCATTTCTAGTTGAGAATCTAATTGTTAACTGGAATGTTATTGGAGAAGATAACAAAGTATTGGCTGTTACACCGAACAACATTAAGAAGCTACCCCCAGAGATTGTTAGGGTTTGGGTTGATGACATTTATGACAAAAACCCAATTCTAAAGAGTGAAGAAGAAGATGAGGGGGACAAGGTTATAGTTGCTGATGGGAAATCAGTCCCTTTAGCGTAATTCTAGAAGACCAAGTATTAGCACTATTACAGGGGCAGGAGTACGGAGAATATCCGCTCCTGCCCTCTGTTCGACAATGGATAGATTGGAAGTTAACAAATGTACTTCCAAAAGCAGGTGGAACGTTAGACCAAGACCCGGTATTTATGCGAGATTTGAGAACCATACAAAGTCTTGAAGGTAAGATGACTGAAATGGAACGTAAGAAAGCAGAAATGGCAGCAAAGATTAAATCTGGCGCAACGAAAGGGAGGAAAAAATAGCTGATAGAGAATACAAATTAATTGTTTCTTTAAAAGACAGAGCCTCTGCACAGGCAAGAATATTGCAGAGAAATCTGCAAGGTCTTAATGCTAATTATAAGACAACTGTAACTATGGGGGTTGTAGATAACATCACCCCTAGACTCGGCATTATAGCTAGAGCCTTTGATGCAATCCGTTTAAGGAAAGTTGTTGACGTTTCTGATTCTGACGTAAATAAAGTAGGCAGACTAAAAAATCTTATTAGTGGCATCTTCAATAGTGGGGATGGCAAAAGATGGTATGATAAGACCTTTGGTTATCTGGACAGTTTAGCAAAGAAAGCGGATAAATGGGCAACAATATTTGTTGGAGCATTTGCCGCAGCCGGGGCTGTTGGAGCTATTGCAGCTATTGGCGCAGGAATACCAATAATTGGTAAAAACCTAGTCAAAGTCAACAGCGAAATGGAAACGTGGACTGTTTCCCTTCAAACCACTCTTCACTCACTTACTGCCGCAAAGAAAGAAATGGCAGATATAGTACAATTCGCTAAGGAAACTCCTTTCCAGATTAAACAGATTACTGAAGCAGTAGTAAAACTATCTGCTTATAATATGGACACTAAAAAATGGTTAAAACCATTAGGAGATATGGCTTCTGCATTTGGTAGAGATATCACCGATGCAGTAGAAGCTGCCGCAGATGCAATGACTGGTATGTTTAGACGAGCATTGTCCTACGGGATTAAAATGGAACGCGCTGACTTTAAAGCAGGCGGTAAATATGCAGGCATGACTTATGCTGATGCGTTTTTGATGGAAGTAGAGAAGAGATTCTCTGGTGGTATGCTACTTCAATCACAGACGCTTAAGGGGCTTTGGTCAAATATTAAGGATGCCTTATATATTGGGTTCCAGCAAGCTACGGCACCAGCATATGCTTTAATTAAAAATGAAGTTAAAAAACTTTATGATGTATTAAGCGATGCAGCTACCCAGCAGAAAATTGTAGACTTTTTCTCTAAATTTAGTGACCTTCTCTATAAAGTAATAGGGGCTGTTCACAACTTCTACAATTATTTTAAAGCTCACCTTCTTCCAATGCTTTTAGCACTTGGGAAAACTTCATGGTCAATATTTCAAGTTGTTGCTCAAATGGCAAAAGACCTTCTTGAGCATACTCTTGTACCATTACTAACAGTAGTTTCAGAAGTAATAACTCTGTTTGCTAGATTACTCGGTGTAATCCAGCCCGTATTAAAATACCTCATAATGATTGGGGTAGCAGTTAAGATATTCCAGCTTCTTAACCTACACGTTAGTAAAACAGCGACAAGTATGGTAGCTGCTGGAAAAGCCACTAGCGTATTTGCAGCATCAATGAAAATGTTAGCTACAAGAGTTGCTGTTTTAGCAGCTTCTTTCGCTGCCTTATGGGTAATAAGTAGCTGGCTTGAAGTAAGAGATAATATAAAAGAAATCGGTAATGCTTTTGATGATGCTGCTGGTGGGGCTGGAAGATTAAAAGAATATCTTCAAGATTTAGGTGACGTTTCTGGATTTTCTCTAAAAGATATGACTAAAGCGGCTATGGTCGCTAAAGAGTATGGCGACAATATGACAAATGCCTTAGAGATAGGAACCGCTGCTGCCGCAGAAGCTCAAAAAGGGTTTGCACCTAACTTAAATCTTCCCCCAGAAGAGGCTGTTAGATTAGTTAGTGAATTATCTAAGGCAATGATTAGAAATGGTGATACGCAAGCAGAAATGCGGAAGAAAACACTAGAAGCCGCAGGAGCATTAATATACTTCCAAAATAATGTTGATAAAACAGGGGTTACATTCAATAATTTCTCTACAAATATGGAGAGATATAGTGAAGTAGTAAGAATGTATGGGGATAATATCTCAGAGCTTACTGATTTAATTACTCTATATGGTAAAGCTATGAAAGAAGCTAATGAGTCAACAAATATTAGCCCATTAATGGAAGCTATTGAAATGCTTATGCATCCAACTACAGATATGCTTCTCACTCTTCCTATAGATACCTGGATTAGCCATACTACAGACCAATTAAAAGACATGGAGTATGTCTTAAATAATATGGTTCCTCCAGAACTTATGCAAGAAGGAAGAGAAGTTGAAAGAATGGAATTCATTAAGAGCATGAAAGATAAGGCTCTATATATTGAAGAGTTAATGAAGGAAGCTGGCAAAGGTGGAGAAACCATTGCTCAAGCAGGAAAAACTATGGTTGATGATGCCCGTCAAGTAAGAGACTATATGAAAGAAGCAGCAGATTATGCCAAGCTATCACTTACTGGCCCATCTGCTACAGCACGACAGATACTAGAAACTCAACAATCAGGACTTCCTATAGCTCCCGCAGTAGGAAAAACACTAGGAACAAAAGCAGCCGAAGAATCCTATGATGATGTAGCTTCTGCAATTATTACAAGTGCAGGTATCTTAGCTGCTACATATACAGCATTCAAAATACTTAACAAAACCACAATAAAAATTGCTGGGTATGTAAAACAAACCGCCGTGGACCAATACAGAATAAGAACAGAGCCAATAGTTGCGGCTAGAGTAGCAAAAATGCTTGCAAAACAGCCAGAAGTTCCTGAATGGGAACAAATGATGAATCTACGTGGTGCTGGTAATGTTAGATGGGCAAGATTAGAGGCTCGTAGAACAGCCCAATCTTATCCTAAAGATATGACCAAGCGTATAGAATATAGCATGAAACAACAAACCCAAGCTATAGAAGATTTGGGAAAGAAAAGAATAGCAAAACTAGAAAAGCAACTAGAAAAAGCTAATGCAAATCTAGCAAAATTATATAAACGGTCTTCCGAATCCTTTAAACCACTTACTGCCAGATGGACTGGTACTATGTGGATTGATGAGATAACAGAAGAAATTGAAACTCAGATGCTACGTATGATGGATGAAGTAGCAGGACCAGTTGAACCCTTCTATGGGGGTATGTTAGATAGAATTAAGGGTGTTGTAGCTCAACAGCAATTAGTAAGAAGACAATTTTCTAATCTAAGAAATTTAAAAGAGGATGACATAGAAAAAGCTGTTCTTAAATATAGTAAAGAAAGACTAGGTTATGGAAAAATAATAAAACCTGGATATGAGACTGAAGATTACTTTATAGCCAAAAGAAAAGAAATAAGAATTGCTACAATGAAAGTAGAAGAGGCTGAAACTGCACTAGCCTTAGCTAGAAATGATATTACTAGACAAATACAAGAACTACAAAAAGCACATCTTGAATTAGTAGATGCTATTAAGAATAAGCATGTTCCCGCACATATGAGAAGTTTTGCTGATTCAATAGTAGACTTAACTAAAGACTTAAAAGAGGCTTATAAAGACTTAAATGCATTCAGTAAAAAGGCACCAACAGCAGCGAAAGCAGTACCTAGTACGGGAAGAAGGATTATTGGTTCTTCCATAATTACTGGTCTTCTTGATGCCCCAGCATGGAGAAATATAGGTGCGCTATTCACAAGAGGATTCAACCTTAAAAATGCAAGAACAACCACAGTTAGCGCCGAAAGAATCATGGGTGATATCGACGCAACTAGAGATATAGAACTAGCAAAAAGTCGAGTCTTTACCTTAACAGTCATGCGCGCTTGGACTAAGCATGTTGTTGCTCCACTTAAACAAGTTTTTGGATTTTCCAATATCACCAAAGGAATCAAAGGGCAAGGTGGAGCAATAAGTCTTGAACCCTTAGCAGTTATAGTTGATAAAGTAACTGGTGCTTTCAAAAGACTCTATAAAGAACAAGGTGGATATATAAGATTTGGGGACGAGTTTGAAGTAACCCAAGACTTGATAGACCTTAGAGAAAAAGCTAAAGATTTCTTCGGTAAAACCCAAGTTAAAACAGATATGGGAGGTTATTTACGACTCACTAATCCTAAAATGCCACTAACTATGAAAGATTTCTTAGCAGAAAATGGAAAACTAAGTAAAAGCTTTGGTAATTTAGTTGACAAAATTGCAAGATTAAACCTAGTATTTAAAGGTGGCTATGGAGGGTCAATATATAAGAGGGTAGTTACTTTTGAAGAGGATTTTGATACTCTATTTGAACATCTTTCTACTTTAGGACATGAAATAGGGCATGATTTAGAAAGAGGCACCGTTAAACAACTTGGACAGCCTAGACGACCCAGAATAGACTATTCTCTAGATTGGGAAGAACGAGAAGCAAAATATACTGCGGATTTGGCAAGATATGAAAGACAATATAAAGCCTGGGATAAGTCTCTTACTAGAGGTACACAAAGCGCACTTGGAAGAATGCGTATAAATATAGGAAAATTAGATGAAGAAATTCTTAAGGATGCCGTTAGAACACAAGAAGTTCTTGAACAAGAGATAGCATTACTTAGACAAGAACAACAGGCTTGGAAAGCAGGCTACAATATATTTAAAAAGGCCGCCGCTAATACACCAGAATTAACTAGACAGTTTGCTGTAGATGCAGTTAAGAGTTATGGTGGTTATTTTAGTGCCGTAGTAAAACATTTTGTTGCGGCAGGAAAAAGTGGGCGTGATATTCCAAGAGAATTACGTCCAACAGTTTTGGCAAGAAATATTATGGATAGGGGTGGCCTACAAAATGAACCATTACCACAGTACCGCACCCCTACAGGAGTTAGAGTAAAGCCCTTTAAATTAACGCCCGTTGATACAATACCCCAAAAAATGATAGCACAACTAAAAAATCTCTTAAAAGATGAGCGTGGAGCTATAGGATTAGGAAAAGAAGCTAAATTAACTCCAGCTATAGAAAAACTAGAAAAAACCTTAACAGAGATTAGTAGTAAACAGGGATTCATAATGGGAAAAGTTCCTCCTGATTTTGCTGTTAGAGCATCGACACAGATAGCCCCCGATAATCTACTGGGTGAATGGCAGAGAGAGGGCTGGGTAACTACAATTTTTGGCAAAAACATAGCTGTAGATAGAGAAAATGTAAATAATATAATTAAAACTCTTGAAAAGGGACAAAAAATAGAAAAGAGAATTCTTTTAGAGATAGACTCAATTGGAAATATAAGACTCGCAGACGGAAACCATAGAACTATTGCAGCTTATGAAAAAGGAGTAAAAGAATTAAAGGTAGAGTTTCGTAAAGATTACGCAGGAAGAGTACTAAGTAGGGGAGGAGTGTTTCCCGGAGAACTCCCTAGTGTCTTAGAACTTAAAGGGACTTCTTTAGGAGATAGATTACTAAGACTATTTAAAGATGAAAAAGGAGCTATCAGTTTAAAGGGGATAGAGAGTATATTCACTAAACTTACTGATACCACTCAAAAACTAAATGAGACTCTTAAAGGATTAACCTCTACTATCAAAGAATCTATTACAAAACTTCCTTCTATACTTACTCCAGGAGGAAGGGCTGCTAGAGAAATGGGGGCTATGTTTGCCCCTGAAGCAGAAATTTTTGGTAAGTTTTTAAAGCCATTAAGAGAAGTAGCAGAAGAAGCAGATATCTTTGGCCTTATTGGAAAAGATGCAGAGAGGTTCTTTAGCACGGGAGCTAAGGATATATTTGTCCCCGCAGTTGAAAATGCCGCTAAAATAGCTGCTACACAAGCTGCGGAAGCAGCAGTAAGAACTTCTTTTGGAGAGGTATTTCCAAAAGGATTAGGCGCACTTATGAAAACTGCTCCAATGAAAGCAGTTGGTGCAGCTACAGCAGTTACTATTCCTATAGATATCTTAAGATTGATTCAATGGGGGTATGGTGGAAAAGAGAAATTCCAGCAGGCATACATGGGTGAGAACTATGAAAATCCAGCAGCAAGAGCGGCTGAAGATGTAAAAGTGGCCTTTATGACAGGACTATCAGATGCTATTGGTGGATTTTCTACAGCATTTCTTGCTGCGGTTCCAGCATTAGTAGTGCCTCAAGTTAGAGGATTCTTTGTAGACCAGTTAGAAATGGGGGCTAAAGCTTTCCTTGATATGATTAAAGCCCCTCAAGAGATACTTTATGAGGCATTCGCAGAACAACTTAGGTTAACAATGCACGAAAAAGAACTTGAAAAAATAGCAGAATGGAAGCAAACACATCAAGAAGAATACTATCAAAACTTAGAGAATCTCTACATTCAGAATGTTAAAAATATGCCTGAAGGATTCTTAAAATTTGAAAAGCAGCTTGGTATTTTAATCGCCAAAGCAGCAGGAACAGAATTATCAGCATATGAACAAGGACAAAGAGCAGCCCAAAGAACAAAACTTGGTCTACCTATTACAGCAGAAGAAGCTTTACGAGGGCCAGCATATCAGGCACCCCAACCAAGTTTCCAAGAACAAGTGTATGCTCAGAGAGAAGCACAAAGACAAGCACAGCGAGAATTGCCAAATATTCCTGGTACTAATTACAATATGGAACAAGCAATAGAGCTACTAAAAGAATATGATGCCGCATATAAGAAACTAAATATAACCATAGAAGAACAAACCGCAAAATCTCAGGAACTAGAGATACAAATAGGTAATTTGAACCATGAAATTCAAGGTTTAACTCTTGAACTTAATAATGCTACTAGCATTATGAGTAGAATTTCTGGCGTGTGGGATTTAATGGAAGCTATAAATGAGACACAGCTATTCTCGGATTCTACTTTAGCCTTAGAGTCAGAAGTTGCCAGATTAAATGTAAGACTTGCTGAACAGCGGTCTGCTTTACAGCCTTTACAGGAACGTCTACATGCTGTTACTAGTCAATTTGACCGTGTAAGTGAGAAAATTAGTAAGGCCCAAGAAGACCTTGATAACTTCCTCAATCCTAAAATTGCTGGGGAAGGGGTTTATCAAGACCAACTCTTTGCAATTGATAAACAACTAAATGCTTTACAACGGAAAAGGCTAGACTTAACTCTATACTTAAGGTCACTAGAAGAGGCAGGCTTAGGAAATACTGATATCTACAGACAAGCTGCTGCACCACTTCAGGCTATAGATGACGAGATAGCTAAACTACAAAATGATAGAGACAAAATTGAGTTAGATAGAAAGATTGCAACTCAAGATATAGTGCATTGGCTTGAAAAAGAGCGTGATACCCGTGAGGAAATGAATGAGTCTGAGATTAAAGCGGGAGTTAGAAAAGCTAAAGCAGTATTAGCAGCCAACAAACCACTATTAGAAATGTATAAAAGACAAAAAGAAGCTATTGAAGAACAAATTAGAAGACAAGAAGAGTCAATACAAAGAACAGAAGACCACATAGCTAGGCATCAAAATGAACTTGACCTAATTAATGCAAAAGTAACCGCTGATAACGCAGAAGTAACAGCTATGAAGAAAAAGGCAGAGTGGCAAAAACGGATTGCAGATTTAACAGGACAAATTAATGATAGTCAAATGGTTGCAGCCGCATATGCATATGCTTCTGGAACCATGAGTAAAGAGCAGTTTCAATCGCTCTACTCTGTGTATGTTCAAGCCGCAAATAAAGCTGCTCAACTAACAGCAGAAATAGAGGGAAAACAAGGAGAAGTAGCAAAAGCAACCTTTGATAAAGACACTATAGATAGATTACTCTCAGAGAATCAGAGTGCGGCCTCAGAATTACAGGCTAAAATAGTTGGCCTTACTGATGCTATTAATGCTCTAGTAGCAGGGGTTAGTGTAAAGGGTCTGGCTGGAACTACCCAAGAAGCATTAGAGAATGTTTTCGGAAAAGGTGTAGCAGCTAAAATAGATTTAATGGTTGGTTATTTAGCTGAAGCTGCTGGAAGACCAATTCCTCCAGGAATAAATATGGGTTCAGCAACCCAAAAACTTGCTACTGCACATGCTGAACAAGCTGTAAGTGATGCTTACGCTGGAAAAGTTCCCTTCTCAGAGGGATGGTCTAATGCAAAAACAGGAGTAGCAGATGCAGGACATGCTGCTGAGATAGCTGCTGGAAAATTTGCAAATGTAAATGCTGTAATTGCAACCACTAAGGACACAGTAAGTACTAGCAATACTACAATGACAGAATCCGGGAGAAAACTAGTAGAAGCTTGGCAAAGAGCTTATGCTAATATGGCTACAAGTAATACCAAACTTGATACCTCAAATGCTACTACTAGTAAAAATGCAAGCGCACAATTCTTAGCTATGCAGGCCCGTCTTAATGAGCTTGATAAAACTGCTGCAACTACAATGCCAAGTGTTAACAAGAGTGTTCAAACAGGAATTGGTGCTGCCGCAAGTGCAAATGTAGGCGCTTTCTACACTTTAGGAAGAAATATTCTAAATACCTTTGCAAAAGGTTTAGGATATACTATTCCTACTGGAATTGGGGCTGGAACTAGTGGGGGAGTTAGGGCTGGTGGGGAAGGTCAATCACTTCCTAATGTAACACAACTTGCTGGTGGGCCAGGACAGATGATGCAGAATGTACTCTCAGATATTCTTAATCGTTCTAATCTCAGCAACTATATAACCATGTTTCCTAACTACCCTGTAAATACAGGAAATGTAAACACAAATAAGACATACGAACCTGGACATTTGCAGCCAGAAGCAGGAATGGTAATAGAAGCACTAAAGAACGCTTTTGGTCCCATTAGTTATGGTGGTAGAGCGAGTCGTACTGGTGGTTATGTATCACAACATCCAGTAGGACTTGCTGCTGACTTATTCTCCAACAAATCAAAGATGGACCAGTATGCTAATTGGTTAGCTGCTAACTTCAACACTCTTAAATTAAGATATATTATCTGGAACAATAGAATAACGAGTTCTGGAGCTAGAGGATGGAGGGCTTATACTCCCCCAGCAGGAAAACCAAATACTCCTACATGGAGACATGAAGACCATGTTCATGTAAGTGTAAAAGACTGGATTCCTGGCGACCCTTATGTTCAGAGATTTCATTCAGGAGGAATTACACCAGGAGCTAGATTCCAAGAAAGTCTTGCATTACTTCGTGGACAAGAAGCTGTAGTACCACTTGAAAGTGGCGCAATACCTGTTAAAATAACAAAGAGTGATAATGAGACAATCATAAACAACTACTTTGATTCAGGAGCTTTTAACTTTGAAGTACGTAATGATAAAGAGTTGGAAGAACTTAAAGCATTCTTACTTAAACTACTTAACAATCAGAACCCATATAAATTTAGTCCATTCAATGCTTAAAGGAGAGGAAGATGGCTGATACAAGTCCACAAGAGTTTCTTTGGGAGAATCTCCTTGGTGAAGACCCCACAACGTATTACATTTATGTCACTAGCCAAACGTTACCTACTTTGGAAGAGGCTTGGACAAACGTAGAATTAGGAACTACAACCTATGCCTTTAGACGGAGTACAAACAAGTCAAAAGTCTTCACAATTTCTGGCTATATTCAGTCCACAGATATGAATACTACAAGAACCGCAGCAGAAGGTTTAAATAGTGATTTACTTGAAAATCCCGCAGGAATATTTACTGATGGTTATGGAACCCAGTATAATTGTTATGTAGTTTCATGGACGATTAACCCCGTAGCAGCAATAAATAGGTATGATTTTACTATGTCTCTTAGAGTCTGGGAAGAAGGGGCGTAATGGCTAACCCACAAGCACTCGCCACATTTCAACCATATGCTCCTGGAACTGGCCCCGATACAACAGTAAAACCAGTCAAGTTAATAACAAATTTAGCTGGCGACCCTATAAGATTTACCTTAAATGAGGATTTAAGTAGTATTGTTTCTACGGCAACTCTAACCGTACTTAATGCTACGGTATCTGAGCTTGGACCTTTGGGTGGAGTACCAGGAGAAGATGATTCCTCTATATATGGAAAAGAAATTGAACAATCAACTGTTGAACCTAATGTATATTTATATGTTGTTGAAATTGTTGGAAATGATGACGAATATGACTATACAGAGGATGGAAATGGTAATAGAACTTATTTTGCTATAGGGGACGGCCAAGTATGTCAAACCCATTGGAGAATAGTAAGTGCCTCAATGAATATCTCAGAAGAAGGGATTCCTACGTGTGATATCGACTTAGAAAGCCTTTCTAAAATCGCTCAAGAAGCAAAATTAAATGCCCAGAATATGGATAATAACGACCTTCATAGGTCAAGGGATAATTCATTTATTATAATTGAGGGCACCTATTTAGACTCTATATTCTACTACCATAATTTATACGCAGGGGAAGATGGATATGCAGTAATAGACTCTCTAGCAGATTTGTTAGAGTCATTTCAAAATGGAACTGAGGTAGTAACTACCACAGGAGGGACTCCATACCCTAATAGTTTTACTCTTCAATATATATCTTCTCATCCTATGGAAGATGGACATACTTATAACGGACAAACTATAGATGGTATTCAAGAAGTACAACTATTTCTAAGAGATAAAGGCTATCATGGATGTGATGGTGTTTATGTTTTTCAAGGAACTGGTGTATATGCTCAGAATACTTATTGCGGCGTTAGAGAATATCAGAAAAAACTATGGCCCAATACTCCTGGCAACTGGACAGGAAAAGTAGATAAAAATCTGTGGGAAACATATATGTTTCCTTCACAAACTACCTCTGTTCATGGTGAACCCGCTTGTTTTATGCTTGAAGTAAGAGAAGAAAATGGTGGTTATAATGATTATTGTGATATCTTTTTCAATCGTATTATCTATATGGGGTATAACTTTGCAAATGTAGGGGATTCAGAGTATCCTAATTATACCTTTAAAAGTTATACCGCAGACCACCCCGAGATTAACCTTCAATATATTCCTTTATATACTGTTTATGAAACAGGAGGGAATGTATGGGAGATAATTTCAGACATTTTTGCCCTTAATGGTTATAGCTTAAGATTTAGAAGGGATGGCTCTCTAGCTGTATGGGAAACATCACAGTTAACTGTATTAAGTGATGAAGTTACTATAGGTGATTATGATGTAGGATTAACCTTAAGTTATACTAAAGAAGGTGTAATAAATAAAGCTGTTGTTAAAGGATGGATAGGAACATGGGGGGATGAAACAGTAACCGTTGACCCTGTTTATGCTCCTACTATCCCTAGCCAAGCCAACACATATCCCAATAAAGTAAACCTTCAATATCCTGGCGTTACTGGGTATACTTGTAATGGTTTTATGCGGGATGACTATGCTTGTCATGGAATAACAGGCGTTCATGCAGTACAGGTAGCACTCATTAACAAGGGATTTTCTTGTGGTCCTCAAGGACATGATGGGATTTTTGGCCCCGATACTAGAGCAGGAGTTAGGGCTTTTCAAACGGCTGCAAAAATTACAGTAGATGGAAAAGTTGGTTCTGTAACTTGGGGTAAATTATTCCCCAGCACAGCAATTACTACTATGACATATGCTCAAGTCACCACGGAACTTCGTAAAGTAAGGGGAATAGTAGTTCATGAAGACTATGGATTTGCTACTGTTCCAAGCGGAACAACCCCAGCTACAGTATCTTGGTTAGATAGCCTTTATCCTGCCCTTAAAGTTTCCGAAGTAGTTAATATTGTTCCTGGTCAAACTTTATTATGGTCAGTATTTTCTACAATCATAAACCATTACTACGATATTACTCCTGATATTACAATAATAAACTACTGGATTCCAGATTCAAAGGAACAGAAATCAGTAGAGGCTTATAGTGCATTAGCAGATAGAGTATTAAATATTTCTGGAACTTCAAGATTTGCTGTAGAAGGTGAGTTTGAAGTTAGCCCAGATTACTGCTTAACTAGTGAGCAAGCACTATCTAATTATGGAGTCAAAGAGATATTTAAAACCGTAATGCTTGCTAGAAGTGGTTCATATACAAGTAATAATCTTCCTTTATATGCAGAGGTAGGAATGAAGCTCACAGGACAATCGCCAATAACAGGGACTACTACGATGCTTATTGTTTCTCTTAATAGAACTACTGATGTTCAGCAGCAACAAGTATCTACACAAATATCAGGAAACTTAATCTCTGTTGTAGAGCCAGGTGACGCATGGGTATAAATCTAAAATCGTATGTTTTTCCCCCTACTCAGCCAGATTATTCTGCCTCAGACATTTTAAGAAAAGTTAAAAATGACTTATCTGCCAGAGAACACCAGAAAAAACAAGGCTTAGTTACTACTGGTTATACGGATGTTACTTTAACTGTGGCCGGAATATCTTGGGCAGTAAGTGATTACATCGAGTTTCCCTACACATACTCTGAAAGACCCATTTTTTCTTGGGGTATGGAAGGGACTTATTCAGAAGGAGTATCAATTACACCCACTTACGGACTAGACTTACCTGATACTTTAGCCGATTATATAGCTAGTGAAGATTACACAACATACTCACCAGCAATTTTAGTTCCGAGAGTGATTCATTGGTGTAAAACAGTTTCGGTTTATCATGGTTGCTATCTTTTGGTGTTTCAAATAAACCCAGATTGTAACGAATCGGAAGGAAAAAAACTTAGGCTTCATTTTAGATTTGAAGGCGCAGGATACTTGTAAAGGAGAGATAAATGTCAACACTTATAACCACATATTTTGGATTCACAGCAGTAAAAGAGCAAGTACCCTCAACTAACGATTGGGCTGCTACTTACTGGAATTGGATAACAGTAGACACAGTATTAAATGGGTTAATCGAACACAGACATACTGGAAATGTAGCTCTATCTGACCCGCTTGGAAGTTTAACTCTAACAGATACCGAGACTGGTGGTGTGCTGTTAGCTGGAGTAACTTATTATGTAGCAGCAACTTATATTGATAGTGCGGGATTAGAAACAGGAATATCGGCAATTGCTCAAGTAACTATGCCATCAGGATTAACTCCCCCTGATACGCCAACAAATAACGACCAAGCTACTCCTACTGATATTCAACCACATACAGGTGGATTAACCGGAGGTTCTTATTGGTATAAATTAACTTATGTAAAAGGTGGAGGAGAAAGCTTACCTAGTAACGCACTTTATGTTGTTGTTCCCTCAGACCAAACTTATGAAGTAACTATCCATTTCACATCTTTAACTGATGCTGCCAATGGTGCAGACACAATAAGAATTTATAGAAAAATAGGAACTAGCGGCACTTATGACCTCATAGACTCAATAACTGATGTTAATACTAATTCATATACTAATGATAGCCCATCTACGTATAGCTGTTCTACTCATCCACCTACAACCGCATCTACAAACTCATTAAATAAATTAGAAATAGATTGTTCTACACTTACTAATTATACTGATGCTACAGCTATTAATCTTTATGTTAGTACAACAGGAACATTCAATAGTTCTAATATGCTTATTCAAAATCCAGATTTTTCTACAAATAACTGTCCCCATACTATAGATTTAACCGATGCTACTCCTGGAGTTTCTATAATTTATACTGGTTTAGTTGCTTTAGTTACTGGTAAACCCCCAGCAGTATCTCAAACCATAGCTTCTCCAACAATGATTGATTTAACTTCAGAAGTAACAGGTGGACTAGCATGGAGTCAGATGCCAGAAGAATTTCCGTGGCAGGAATATGTTAATACCCAAGTTGATTTAGCTGCTACAGCAGTAGTTGGAGAAGTAAGGATGGTGGCTGATGAGTTCATTCTTTATGGGTGGGACCAATCGTTAGCCACACCTATTTGGCGACCAATTAGCATTATTCGCCAAGCAGAAATTGCAGATGTAGAAGAAAGTGCAACTCCTACTCCAGTAGAAGAAAAGATAAATGAAATTCTTGCGGCATTAAGGAGCGCAGGAGTTATAGAAACATAAGGGAGAATAAATGACTACGTTTTATGTAGACCCACGTATAGGTTCTGATACTTTTGATGGTACTAGTTATGCTGACCCCTATTCTGGTATTACAGATGAATACATGTATGTATTTTTTGGTATTGCCTACCATGCTACTGCTCAATCAGCTACAGTAGTTTCTCCTTGGACAGAGCGTAGTGATACCTATTATACAGCTAACTATGATATTTATATCGCAGATTACCTAGCAACAAGTTTAAGAAAGCCAACTATTGCAACTTTAGCAAGTTCTACTCCTTATAAACACGCTATGGTAGCAGAGCTAATCCCCGCTGCTGGCTCTAACATAACCTTTAGGTCAGCTAGTTCTATGGTTGCAGAAGCAGATGCTAGTGTAGATTGTACTCCTCCTGCTGGAATTGTAGATGGAGATATACTTCTTGCTTATGTATATGCTAAAAAAAGTTCAGGAACTCCAACAATAACTCCCCCCGCTGGGTGGTCTAATTTAGATGCTTCTTCTACAGCAATAACCAATACTACTTATGCATCAGATAAACGACTTTCTATTTACTGGAAACGTGCTTCTAGTGAAAGCGGTAACTACACTTTTAGTCATGATGGCACAACTAGTAGTGTTACTCAAGTAGTAATTGTTGACTATTATAACTGTGTAGCTACTGGTACTCCTGTTAATGGGTTTTCTAATGTAGCATACGTAACAAATAATACCTCACTTATAGGATACCCGTTACCTAAAACTGGCCCTTGGTATTCAGGTCTAGGAGCAACAGCAGCTAGAATAGCTGGGGGAGATACTATTAAATATGCCAAATCTGAAACACCAACTTCTTTAGGAAGCTGTACATTCACAACCGATTCTGTTTCTGTAACAATTCCTTCTGGGCTTATTTTAGCAGTAGATGACGGAGAATCTGTCTGGTCAGAAGATAATGCTCTTACAACAACAGCAGTTTATACTACATATAAAATCAATGGGAGTTACTCAAGTAGAATAAATTGTTCTGCTGGGGCAACAGGTAAATTAGCCTATAAAGCTTTAGCAGGAGCAACAGATTACTCTGGATATCAACAACTTTCATTTTGGATTATGTCTTCTGTTGAAATTCTTCAAGAAGGAATATTACAAGTTTGTTTATGTTCTGATACGTCTGGAAATACAGTAGTTGATACTTTTAATGTTCCTCCACTAACAGATTCTAAGTGGTCAGCTATAACAGTAGATAAAGGTTCTGCATTAGGTTCTTCGATACAAAGTGTTGCTGTTTATGCTACAGTAGCGATGCCTGCTTGTTATATTTATACTGATACAATTATTGCTTGTAAATCTTCAAGCTCTGCCGATGCAATTTCTCTTTCTTCTGTTATTAGTGATAACAGTTCTGACGCTCCCCCATTTTACCCTGTTAGAAATATTGTAACTACTACGGTTACTTTAGGCTCTGCTTGTGGGGGTACATCTGCATATCCAAGCTATTTTAATGGGTCTTCAGGAACAAAAACTGGATACAAAATAGAACCATTGAGAATGAATGATTATTTTGTTCTGACCTATGAAAACTATTCTGCCACAAGCTATCCTAAATTTAGCGGTGGTTGGGATTCCACTTTTAGTAGCCAAACAGGATATACTTGGCTACGAAATTCAAAAGCACACGCCGCTTTCTATAATAATGATTATAATTGGATAGAAATAGAAAGATTATGTTCAGTAGGAGCGGTATATGGAGTATATAATTACGGTAATGGTGGAATATACCTACATGACTTTGCAATAGTAGGTTCCTATTCACCACTTTATAGTTATGCGAGTGGTGTAGCAAATACTATTATATTGAAAGATGGATATATTATAGGAAATACTACTTTTGATATGACTAGTTCTTGGAATGCTTATCATATAAAATTTGATAATATAAAAGTCTATACTACATATGATGACACCGTTATAGACAGGTCTTATGATATAGTGTTCATTAATTGTGTATTTGACCATCTTTATGCATATGCATCTAGCTCTAGTTATAGTGGAATATATCTTTACACACCAGCATCTTTTTACAATTGTGTTTGGACAGATACCTCTGGTTCAGTAAATGATGTGCTTCATGGATACGGAGGAGAGCATAAATTTTTTAATTGTTTATTTGATAATGGACCTTCTATTTCCACTTCTGCCTATGATAAGTTCATCAGTATAAAACACAATCAAACAGAAAATAACCATCTTATTTACTTAAATCCATATGATATAGTAGAAGATGAAGCAACTACGAGGCACACAGCATCAGGAATTTCTTGGAAAATGACTCTTGGGGCTTCAACTAGAGCAACATCATGGTTTCCAACGGCATTTAGTATAGCACAAGTAGCTTGTGGTGCTGATACACAAGTTACTGTTTCTGTATATGTAAAAAGACAAACCAGTTCAGTTATGACTGTAAAACTGGTTTGTCCTGCTTATCAAATTGCAGATGTAGATACCAATGTAGAAGATTCAGCCGCAGCTTCAGATGGTAGTTGGGAACAGCTAACAATTAATTTTACTCCTGGAGAAGCAGGAGTAGTAGATATTCAAATTCATGCTTATGGCGCAAGCGAGTCTGTTTATATAGATGATATAAGTATAACACAGGCTTAATATGGCAACCCCTGATGTAAAAACTCTAGACCTTGCTTGGCTAGGGAGTGGGGTATTTGCTAAAGTTTCTACTGTTGATACTACTAGTTTAGATGTTGCACATCTAGAAACAGGTGTATTTGCCATTGCTGGTGGAGATATTGCTTCTAGTCTTACTGAAGTACCACCAATAACTTGTTCTCATGCTCAACTGTTAACTCCTTCAATTGATACTAATATTGCAATTATTAATGCTACTCCTATCACTTGTTCTCAAACTAAAATTCTAACTGCAAGTACAAATGCAGTATTTAGAATGGATATTGAAGTTCCTATTGAGCTATGTAGTATTTATAATGGACCTCATAATCAAGGAGATTTTACTTATCCTAATGAGGCAAAATTTTGGTTCACACAACAAACAATAAACACAAATGATTATGATGGAGAATGCACCTATTACTTTGAAGTAACTGCTGATAATGATGATACTATAGATTGTGTTGTTACACTAATTAATTATAATACAGATGATGAAATAGTATCTGTAACAGTTCCTTATTCTCTAGGTGATGATATTGGAAGAGTGAGAAGTACGGCGTTTACTCCCGTAAGTGGAAGTGCCACTTATGGTGTAAAAATGGAAGGGTATGGTACTTATCCTAATGGTACAGCCGTACACTCAGCAAAAATTATTATTGTACAAAAAGGTGCAACAAAAACTCGTATTCAAATTCAACTTTTTCAAGATACTGATTATGAGTACCCAAGTTCTACTGATTACGTTACCATACCGGGGGGAGGAATTTGGCTTAAAACTGAAAGCCATTGGGAAAATGTTGACCATTGTAATCTAGAAATAAAAACATATAATGTTGGCACTCATTATCTTGCCCTTTATAATTACACAGATAGTTCTATAGTTGCTGAATTAAGTGCGGTTGGTAATGAACAGTATACAATAGGTGATGACTTTGAATGGGATGCCACTAATTTTCATGATGGTGATGAGTTTATCCCAGCCCATAAAAGTTCTCTTTCCTATTCAGGTCAGTTATATGCAGCCAACCTTTTTCTTACTTTAACAGACTTACAGAAAGTTGAAATTCAATACCCTATAGCTCACGCGCATGATAGTACTTGGACTTGGGCTACTGATTCTAGAATGCTTTATACAGAGGCAAATTATAGCGTCTTAAATGCAACCTATTGGGATAGTATTGGTAGATACTATTCTGAACCTGATAACGAAGTTGATTTTCAATTACACTCTGATTTACATGATAGTGGAACTGCTAGTACATCAGTAGTTGAAACTCACACGCATTTAGCTTTTGATAGAATACGAAGCGAAGTTACACTTACAGATGGTTATAGATACATAACTAAAAAACTTGAGCTTGGTATAATATATGGGTCTGATTTGTATTTTTATGTCTCTCATTATCAAATAGATATTTATGCCAGCATTTCTGCCACTATTTTAACAGCACAACAAACTAAAATAATTCCTCCAGAAGTAACTGCAACTACTCAACATTCTGGTCAAGCTGATGCTGTACCTTTAACTGCAAGTCATGCTCAACTTTTAGCTCCAACTCTTCCTTCATCAAAGGAAATAGTAGCAGAAATACTAACCGTACAACACACTAAAATTCTTTCTCCAACTATATCAGTAGGGATTCTATCTCCAATATTAACAGCACAACATGCTAAAATACTAGCTTCTATTGTAAGCACTATAGCACAAGTTACAGCGATTCCTTTAACTGCACAACAAACTAAATTATTGGCTCCAAGTTTTGTCTCTAGTATAGCTGTTGCTGCTCCTGTTCTAACCGCACAACATGCCCAGTTACTCACTCCTTCTATTGATATAGATGTTCTATTTATAGAAATTGAGCGCAGAATCGGGGCATCAGGAGAATGGATAGTAGTTGATTCTGGATATTGGAATGGCATAACTTACGAGTATATTGACACAGACCTGACAGATGGAACTATCTATTACTATCGTGCCCATACTTATGATGGAGAATCCGAAGCTTACTTTAATACCAACGTAGTAGCCTATTTAGGAGATACAGTTTCTCTTACCATATCTAGCACTAAACTATTAGCTCCAACCATTTCTTGCCTTATATTTGCTTCTGTTCCTTGCTTAACTTGTTCCCATGCCCAATTATTAACACCGACAGTAACTCTACTAGCCAATGTTCAAATAGCAGCACCAGTTTTAACCGCGCAACAATGTAAACTCGTACCACCTTCGGTAATTGTTACATCTATATTAGATTCAACTATTACTAGTGCCGTATTGACTTGCTCTCATGCGAAATTACTTGCACCAAGTTTGGTAGTTGTTAGTGTTATTTCTGCTGTGCCATTAACCGCATCTGCGGCTAAAATTCTAGCCCCAAGTCTGATTCTTCAGAGTTATACAGAAGCAATCCCATTAACTTGTTCTCATGCACAACTGCTTGCACCAAGTATGGAGGGAATAGGTTATGTTTCTGCATCAATTCTAACTGCATCTAATACAAGATTGCTTGCTCCTACGTTAATACAGAGCCAACTAATAGATGCATCTATACTAACTGCTCAACATGTTCAATTATTGGCCCCAACAATTGGAGCTTTAACAGAAATTGTAGCAGTAGTTCTTACCTGTTCTCATGCTCAGATTCTAGCACCAGCATTTATTACATCAATAAATATCGAAGCCATTCCTCTTACTGCTACTCAGGTAAGATTACTTAGCCCAACTATAACGATGAACTCTAGTGTCTCAGTCCCAATCTTAACCTGTTCTCATGCCCAAATTTTGGCCCCAGTAGTTACCACCGCCAAATCAGCGACAGTAACCCTTACAATAACCATACATTGCAGCCATTGTAAACTATTAGCTCCTTCAGTACTAGCCATAAATCCTGCTTCTTATCTTCCCTCTATGGATTATTATATTGGGCCAGATACGTATGATGCTGGAAATATAGTAAATAATATAAGTATCTCTTATGATGATGGCACTACAGAAAGTCAACAGATTGTAACTCCTTTTACACCTTACGGAGAAGATAAAAGTCTATATGAGAAAATATGGTTTAAAGTTGGAACGCCATTCAAAGTAAACTTAGATACCTATGATATAAATAATGTAGACATAGATGATGATGAAGGTTTTACGGGAACAGCAGAGAAGGTAGTTGTAGATGGAGTAACCTGTCTTAAATTATCTACTACTTGTTCAGGCTCATCTACATGGGGTTCTAATTTCTGGGTTAATATAGACGAACTAGTTTTTAGTGGTCATGGAGAATATTCTATGGAAGTAAAATTTGTTATTCCCGGCGCTAATACTAAAGAATGGAGTGGAACACTTGTAGAATTTATAGGTGGAGCAACGGGATTTGAGGACAAAGTGTTTTATGCCACAACTAACAATTGGTATACTTGGCAACAAAAAGGTATAAATTGGAGAGGCGTAAGAAGACAGCTTCCTAGCTTCATGGATGATTATCTTCCTAGTCTTAATATTGAGGTTGATTGGACTGATTCAGAAACTACTGAGAGTGCTTATTTTCTAATAAGAGATATTACTGTTCAAGAGTGGAGAAAAGTTGAAGATTTACAATGTTGCGCTTTCTGGTGGAATGAAGGAGAGGATATAACTAGGCCATCAGCATCTATTATTGATAATGATAGATGGTTTTCTTCTATAGATTGGAATGATAACTATGTAACTGATGTAAATGATTTAGAAAATGGCTATTATGTTTGGGACTATGAAAATCCATCCGAAGTTGGAGGACCGCAATATTGGGATACTGAATTACCCCGTGACTATATTTATAGATTATCTGATGATTCTCTTATAGTACTCGGGGATGCCGTTAGATATTATGACCCTCTCCCTCCAAACCAAATATACCGTTCTACAGATAATGGTGCAACTTGGTCATATATTGGGGGTTTTAATGATATAAACAGCACTAATATATTTCAATGGAGTACAGTTGACAGTAATGATACAATCCATCGTGTTGAATTTTATAGCACTAGTATTAAGCACTTAAAAGGAACATACTCAAATGGAGTCTATAGTTTTGGAACAGCCACTACAGTTGCTACCTTTAGTGGTGCTAGTTGTGGAAGTCAATCAGAAGTTATATTAGTAGGGGATAATCTCGTTGTATTTTGGTATAACAGAACTGATAGAAAATACCATATGACAACCTTTAATAAAGATACAGATAGCTATAGTGATGAGGTAGTTTATACCGTACCTTCTTATTACTCTTCATATGGGGATGAAAATACCGTGACATACCGAGCATTTTATACTGGTGGAGTATATCATCTTATAATAGGAAATCAATTTACTACGGGAAGTACTAGAGTATATGGGCCTACTTATTATATAAAAGGAACTTCAGGGTCTTGGTCAACTCCATTTTATATGTACAATAGACAGGGTGTAACTGAGTTTTTCACATCTAATCCCGCTAATATATTAGCACTTACAGCAGCAGGAGCCTATAATAATAAAATTTACTTCTTCTTATGTAATGGCTTCTCAAATAACGATTTTGAAGACTATAAACTCTTCTATATAGAAGATGAGACTATGAAAGAGCTTCCTTTAATACTAACTGAGCCTGATTCTGTTGATTGGTGGGATTTAATGGATGCCACAGTAACAACTGATGGAAAATTAGTTTCTGCTTGGTGGGGTCCAGGGCATCCTTGGCAATGGCAGCAAGGGTATACTCATGCATATCTTTCTTGTTTAGATTTAGTTACCAATACCTATAGGGGAGATAATACAATTATTCCTGCCCATTTACTATTAGACATTTATGGCTTTTATCCTGGTAGTTGGGATGAAGGTAGAGTAGTAACCCCCTGTAATTTTAAAACATTCTCCAGAATAAGTTGGGAAGATGATGCAATTTGGCACTCAGTTGCATTGAATAGAAGTAACATAATGGGAGTTATACAAACTCAAAAAGGAGAAGAAGGAATTTATGGTCCAGGAAACTTATCTATAGGTCCAAGAGTTCCAAGAGCAGTTAAATATCCTGGTAAGTACTCAAGAAGATAATGACGATAATATTAGTAAAAAGGAGAAGAATATGGCGGTCCCTGTAAACGAGATTATCGCGGGTTCTTTTGGCTTACTCGTCGCCATTGTAGCTGGCCTTCTTACTATTTATAATACAAAGGTAAATAAAAGGATACAAAAGGTAGAAAATAAATCAGGGAAGAACCAAGTACTAACCATAGGAAACAATATCTTGGAGGAACTTTTACCGGCGTTTGAGAGGAAGGACGAAGCCCTTGACAAAATAGCAGATGTGTTAGAGAATGTCCTAGAGATTCAAAGGCTCCAAAACCAACGACTAGGGCAGATTGAGCAACTGGTCAAACTAAAATGTGAGGCTCCTGAGTTGATTGCAGAATTTGAAAAATACCTAGAGCTAAAGGAGAGAAAGGGGGTACATGAGGACTTAGTAAGGGGTCTTCTAGAAAAAGATGAGAATATTCAAGAAACTTCACAAGGTTAAGGAGCTTTCAGAAGCAGAAGATAGGATTGAAGAATCCGAATTAGAACGGAGGGCACAGTTAATAGCCAGAATTAGAAAAAGTCGTGAAAACAATCTGAAAGTGTTCAGAATAGAAACTAAAGGAGACTAATTTTTGTTAACTAGAGAGTATGAATTCATAGTAGAACGGTTAAGTAGTAAATCGTGGACAGACATAACTAAGGAATTCAATAAAGAATTCCAAATGGCATTATCACCGAATGCATTAAAGAAAAGATATGACAGAGAAATTGCAAAACTGGAGGTTTTAGGGGACGACCCTGTAGAAAAAGCAGTAAAAATCATTAGAAGCAACCCTATAAAGCCAACTGATTTGGCTAGGAGATTCAATCTTGACCTAGATGGGTTAGAAGACTTGTTAGACGACCTTATGAATAGTCGCTCTGCTATTCAGTTTAAGGCGGGGTATTTAGTATTTGATAAAGCGGCTCCTACTCCTGATAACCTTATATATCAGATGGAGCTATTTAAAAAAGATGATTGGGTTAAATACGGGGTTATTGCAGACCCACATATTTGCTCCATTCATGAGAGGCTTGACCTACTCCATAACTTCTATAAAATATGTGAAGAGGAGAAGGTTGAAGCTATTTTTTGTGCCGGGGACTTATCTGCTGGAAATGGCACAGTATATAAGGGCCAAATGGCAGATTTGAAAATCTATGGGGAAGACAAACAGATTAATTACATCTGTTCAACTTATCCAGAAAACGGCATAAAAACGTACACAATCTCGGGAAACCATGACCTAGACCTATATAAGCAATGCGGCTCGGATTTACTGCAAAAAGTTGCGGAAAAACGACAAGATATCGTGTATCTAGGGAAGCTATGTGGAACGATTGAGGACAATGGATTTAGCATAATGCTAAGACATGGTGATGGGGGACTTGGACCGTTTAAAAGCTACAAACCACAAAAAATTGTGGATAGCTTAAAACCAGAGGAAGTATGTGATATTACTGTCATTGGGCATTATCATGTCAATCTCTATATTCCTAAACATCGGAATAGCACAATTATTTTACCGGGATGTTTTGAAGCACAAAGCGATTATCTGGTTAAAAAAAGTTTAGTCCCAGAAGTGGGGGGTGTGATAATTCAGATAAAAGCTGTCGATACTATTGATGGAAAGAAAATTTATCGGCATAAACCAGATTTCTTAGATATGGGGGAATTAGCATGAAAGAAAAGGGAGAGGAACAAAAACCCTCTCGCACGTTTGACTTCTTAGTGAAGTGTGGAGTTGATGAACAAGTTGCCTTAGAAATGGATTCTTATAACCAGCGGAAAGAAAAGAAACGCAAAAGGCGACAGCACGAAAAGGAGGACAAATGGAAATAAGAGATAAATGTAAAGGTAAGAAAAAGAAAGGTAGGTAAAAATGGACCCTACAATCACAATGGCAATGTTAGCTTCTGGCCCTGGTGCATGGTTTGTAACTTCAGGGATTATTATTGCTCTCAACGCTGCACTTGGAAGCTATTTTGGCGGTTTGGCAAATAGATTAGTTAGCTTACTTCTCCCCGTAGTTCTCGTAGAAGCAGCTATAGCTGCTACAGGAACTACAGATTGGACGCTCTATTTTATTGGTGTATTTACTGGATTGCTTGCTTCCCGTGGAGCTATTTCTTCTCAGAATATTTATGACCAGCAAGTTTTAAAGGCAGGAGATAAAAAGTAATAAATGGATACAATGGATTGGGCAAATATACTAACTGATGCAGGGACTATTGCAGCTATATCTTCAGGTATAGTAATTGCTATTCAGTTCCTTAAAACACTATACTATAAACTACCTTGGGGGTGGGTCCAAAAAACGCCAGGAGAAGTATGGTTTGCCCTTTCTATTGCTGCTGGACTAGGAGTAGCTATTGCATTGAATTATCAAACCCTGTTAGATACCGGAGTACCGTTAATGGAAAGATTCGGCACTATCTTTTATGGGTTAACAATTGGGGCAGGAAGTAAAATGATTCATGCGGTAGCTACTTCTGCTGGCGCAAAATTAAGTGTAATTAAACAAGAAAGCAATTTAAAGCTAAATGGTAATAAAGAGTGTGCGCCTGAAATCCCTCCTGAAGTGCCTTCAGCAGAAGTAGAAACTTTGCCATTAAAAGAGGAACCCAAAATCATACCCCAAGAACCCCCTAAACCAAAAGAAGTAATTCTCATTAAAAGCATGAAAGAAAATAAAGTATATGTTATGATTGACGGTGTAAGACATGATGTAACAGGAAAAATGCTAGAGTTAGACGTTTAGTAATACAGGCTTTCTATTACTGAAGGGAAGTTTTAAAACTTCACAAAACGTAATCTCAAAAGACGAAATCAAAATGACGATAATATAAATGACACCGATTTCGGCAAAAGGTGCAGAGGTACGAAGCGAGAACCTCTATAAAAACTCTCCAGAAAGCCGCTTAAATGCGGCTTTCTCTTTTTAGAAAGGAGTAATATGAAGAAAGCGATAATTACAGGAGTCACCGGCCAGGATGGAAGCTATTTAGCTGAGAGCCTATTTGAAAAAGGCTATCAAGTATATGGAATAGTGCGGAGAGTTAGCACACCAAACTATAAAAATATATACCCACTTTTAGTGGAAAGAAAAATCCATTTATTGGATGGAGATATAACAGACATATCTTCTTTAATTAGAATTTTCGATGATGTGCAGCCAGATGAAATCTATAATTTAGCCGCACAATCATATGTAGCAATATCATGGAATCAGCCACAATTAACTGCAAATGTAACAGGAATAGGAGCCTTAAATGTATTTGAAGCTGCCAGATTATCTTGTCCTTTGGCCCGAATCTACCAAGCCAGTAGTAGTGAAATGTTTGACGGGGAAGATTACCCGCAAACAGAACAAACTCCTTATAAACCTAGAAGCCCATACGGTGTCTCAAAGTTATTTGCTCACGAAATGGCTCGTATTTACAAAGAATCTTATGGAATGTTTATCGTATGCGGAATTCTTTTCAACCATGAATCCCCCCGAAGAGGGATTGAGTTCGTAACTCAGAAAGTGGTCGATACTGTTGTTAGACAAATGTGCGGAGAAGATATTGTGCTAGAATTAGGAAATATGGATGCTAAAAGAGATTGGTCACACGCAAAGGATATGGTAGAAGGAATGTGGCTAATGCTTCAGCAAACCAGTCCACAAAACTACATCTTAGCCTCTGGCGAAACCCACACAATCATAGAGTTTGTCAAAGAAGTATACGACCACTTTAAAATCGACGTTATCTGGATTAAAAATGGGCAAGGAATGTGGGTAGGATATGGTTTAGATGGTAATATTATGGTAAAATCTGTCGAGAAATACTATAGGCCCAATGAAGTCAGTATCCTTTTAGGGGATGCTACTAAAGCTAAAAAAGAGCTTGGCTGGAAGCCAGTTTTTGACTTTAAAGGGCTTATTGCCGATATGATAGAAGTAAAATTATTAGACTACAAAGGAGGAAAAGAATGAGGATTGCAATAGTCCCATCAAATCAGCACCATAACGTAGTTGCTGGCGACCCTAATCCTGCACCGGGAATAACTACTGAAGAACAAATAGCAGTTATTCGTGGGCTTGAAGCAATGCGTATAGGTACAGAAAATGGACATACCATGTATTGGGCTTATATTCCTGGAGTTGGTGCTTCAAATGTGGATGAGTTAGTGAAAATGCTTGATAAAATGATGCTTTGGAAACCAGATTACGTTTTAAGTATGCATTCAGACGCAAATGGAAGACAGGATGTATATCCTTTAATTTGTAGAGCGGCTGATGCACCTTGGGCGGATAAAATAGGTATAGAAGTTGCTAATCGCATTGGATTTGCTCACCAATACCCAACAGTTAGAACAGACTTGGCTTTTTGCCGAAGAATTGCAAAATTACCGCCTCAACGTGGTGTATTATTGGAAGTTGGTGTTCATGGTGGAACAGGTTGGGATATTTATGGAATGGATGGACCAACAGCTTTATGGGTATATGCAAGATTTCATGGTATCATGGCTATGAGAGGCTTCTTGAAAATTTGTGGCTTATTAATAGAAGATGGACCAATTCCTGATGATGTACCAGTTCCTCCAGGATTTGAATATTGGCATGAAGACCCGGCCCCTCCGTATACAAGAATGTTAAAAGTTACTGACCCATATATGCGAGGAGAAGATGTACGTTGGGTGCAGGAACAGCTAGTAGAAGCAGGGTTTAATCCTGGAACCATTGATGGAATTTATGGGCCAAATACTGAAACAGCCGTGATTGGATTCCAGAAAAAATGCTGGCCGAGTACTCCATCTGAATGGGATGGTATTGTAGGGCCTAAAACATGGAATAAACTGCTAGAAGTATAGTACAACAATTGACTAATTTAGCCGATATATTATTAGGTACTAAAAAGGAGAATAGATGCCAGTAAACAAAACATTGGCAGAGGCGTTAATAAAACGGTATGGCCGTAAAAAAGCCATGAAGATTTATTACGCTATGGAAAACGAGGGAAAACCAGCCTTTAAAAAAGGATTGGCTACCGCTACAAAAGAGGGACATACAAGTAAAAAATTTCCGAGAAAACGGAAAAAGAAATAACCGAGAGGGGGTGATTAAATGGCTGTTTCTGGAAAAGTATACTACCCAATGCTAACTCATGGTCTTACAGGCGATATTGACTTTAATACTCATAATATTAGGGTTCTTTTAGCTACTTCAGGCTATAGTCCTGCACAATCTCATGAGTTTTTATCTTCACTTACCACAATGGAGATTTCTGGTACTGGTTATACTGCTGAAGGTCAGACTCTCACTACTTGTGCAGTAACTAACACTACTGCTACTACGAAGTTTACTGCAACTAATGCTGAATGGACTGGCGCTACTATTTCTGCACGTTATGCAATTATTTATTGCAGAAATACTGGTCTTGGTGCAACTTCTACATCTTGGCCGCTTATCGGCTATGTAGATTTTGGTGAAACCATGAGTGCTTCTGCTGGTACGTTTACCATTGCATGGTCTACCAACGGTATTGTGACGATTACAACTGACTAAGGAGTAGATATGACTAGTGTTTTGATTTCCATCCCTACTAGAGAGAACATTCATGCCGAAGCAGTAGGATGGCTTCTTGTTAGTATGCAGGATGCAGCACGAATTGGATTGGAAATGGCGGTGCATATTTTGTATTCACCATATCCATTGGAATTGCAAAGAAATAACCAGATAGCGGATTTTTTGCAGGAGAGTAAGAGCTATACTCATTTGTTCTTGTTAGATTCTGACTGTGTGCCAGAAAAGGGAACAATTGAGAAATTGTTAGCTTATGATAAGGATATTGTAGCTTCTGTTGCGCCTTCTCTTATTAAAGGAAGGCATTGCTTTACAGCAGCATGGGAAAATGATACTGAAGATTGGAGTGAGAAATACAGATTTTTAGATGTTCCCAATGAAAATGCTCATGGTCTACAAAAAGTAGACGGAGTTGGCGCAACAGGAGTTTTGATTAAACGTCACGTTGTAGAAGCTATAGAATATCCTTGGTTTAAGATGTGTTTTGACCCAAAAGAGCCAAAAATGCGAATGGGAGAGGATTTCTACTTTTGTACACAGGCTAGAAAAGCAGGATTTGAAATTTGGGCAGATTTTGATTTAAGACAAAAACATTATAAGACCGTAGCTTTATAAGGAGAAAAATGGTTCCAGAGCCACAAATACAAACTAGTTCAAAAATAGAGGTTTCCCCTATTAGACTAGTTATCTCTTTTATCAAGAGAGTGCTTATGGCTGTAATAAACTGGAGCTATAAAAACCTAATTCTTCCGCGACTAATCGTTAATCATAGAATCTTTGCAAATGAAATGGAATTCGACCTCCCACCACCTAAAGGATAAGTAGGCTATGGCAATTACATTAGGCACACCTACTTCATCTGGAAATGACGGCAACTCTTCTGGTCTTTCTTTTAATCACACTACTGCGACCAACACTAAATGTTTGGTCGTTGTTGTTACTGGATATGATTCAAGCGCATCCGATTCAGTTATAAATTCCGTTACATGGAATGGCACAAACCTAACTGAAATCCCTGCTGGTAGATACCGCTCTGGAAGCGGCTTTATTTCAATATGGTATAAAAATACCCCCGCAATTGGTGGTCCCTGGTCTGTAGCAGTAACACCGGCTGGAACTTGCACAGATTTACAAGCTACCGCAATTGGACTAATTGAGAGTAATGCTAGTCTTACTATCGTATATGATACTGCCAATTCTGGCGATAGTTCTACTACCTCTCATACTGTGACAGTTTCTAGTGTTACTACCGGAGCTTATGGTGTTGGTGGTATAGTTGACCTTGAATCCGCTACTTCTAACTTAGGAGTAACAACCGGAGCAGAAATTTCTGGCTCTGAAGCAGATATGGGGTCACAGGTAGCAGGTTGTGCAACTGCTACCGAATCTAGTGGAAGCATTACAATTACATGGTCTAAAGGTGCGTCTGTTTCTTCTTATGCCCAAGTTGCTGCCTTTAAACCTCTTACCATTGCAAGTGCATCTGTAGATGCTATCCCGATTACTTGTTCAGCGGCAAAAATACTCGTCCCAGTAATTGATATTGAAAGTTCTAATTCCTCTCCTTCTGTTGTATTAAATACTCCAACAGATGACTCTTCTCTTTATACTAGAACTCCTACTCTTAAATTTACTGGTACTGACATAGATAGTGATGATGTTGAGTACGAAGTATTCGTAGATACTTCATCTAGTTTTGATAGCGGCTACATGAAAATTAAATATGTAGACTTAAAACTCCAAAAATTTGGAAGCCCAGATTTTCAATTAATATGTGGAATTGGAAGTGGACATTATCCAGATGATTACTGGAGTGATCCGATAGAAACTTTAACCATGACAAGTGGAATTGTAAGATTTACCTTTTCAACACCCATAATAATTCCTTATATTGGAGGAACTTTTCATGTTAGTTTAGAAAGATTGCCAAATGTACATGATGAAACTAATTATATAGGTTGGAATCTTAGCACATCAAACCCGTATTCTGGTGGAGTAATGTATATGTTGAGCTATACTGGTGATGACCGCTGGGGCTATTTTCCAGAATATGACTTATGGGCAAAAATTTATAGTGAAACTGAGACTTGTTATATAGATGTAAGTTTCACTAGTTCAAACTACTCACAATTATGGGGTGGAACCGGAACAGATACACAAACAATGCTTTCTCAAGATTTTACTTCTGTAGGAACAGCTTTACTAGACTACACTTCCGATGCTGTTCCTGGTGCCTTTTATCACGATGGTTCTGACACGCACCCATTCACAAGTGGGCATGAAATTACCTACACTCCTTTAGATATAGATATACAATATTGTCTTTTTAATGATAGCACCCCAAGTGACCCTGACAGCAAATGGACAGATGATGGAAATGCTTTTGATGAGGACACTACTTTTGGTTTTGCTTCTTGTGTTGGGGCTGTATCTGGAACAAAAACTTATGGGTATTTAGGTGGTGAAGGCACAAACCTACCTTCTCTTGTTAATGAAACTGTATTACGAGTTGATGTAGCACTAGTTGGTTATACAAGTGATTATGACCCAACTAGAACTTCATTCTATGCAACAGTCTATTCTTCAACCGACGAAGAACTAGGAACTTGCATGTCAAGACAAGGCTCAGGTTCAGGTGCTTATACTCCTGTAACATTAACACCACCATCTGGAGGTTGGTCGTTATCAGCAATACAAAACCTAAAAGTCAGAATTTATGGTGATATTCCATCAGGAGTAACCGTTTATTGTGGTGCAGTACAATTAGCAGTTTATACAACCGAAGAATATGAATTTAACTACGGAGATACCATATATTGGAAAGTAAGGGCAAAAGACCCTGATGGTTCTGATACATACGGTTCCTTTTCTTCGACTAACCACTTTCATCTAGTAGAACCAACAAGCCCAAAAATAGTGTTTGCTGGGGATGGGAATGCCAAAACAGAAATACAGTTTGACTTAGTTGATTTTGGTTTATCGGTTCAAACTACTGAAAAAATATGGACTGAAACATGGTATAGATTTAATAAAGATGATTTTGATGGGAATGTCCAATTTTATTGGGAAGTAGTTGCCTCAAACTCTTCTACTTCTAATACTCTTAATGTAAATTTATATGATACTAATAATAGCTCATCGGTAGGTTCTATCACCGTACTTGCTAATACAGGCACTACTTATTCTCGTTACCGTAGTTCCGCTATGACACTAAATTCTGGAGATATTAAGTATGCGGTTCAAACCGCAGGAGAAATTGATGGCGATACCTATGTATACGCCGCTCGTATTATTGTAGTACAAGATGAAACAGCTACTAAAACAGTAATTCCTATTGCTATGAACGGTAAAGATGACTGGTGGTATTCTTCCTCTCCAAATATAGAAACGTTGCAAGATAATGTTACTACTTGGCAACAAAAAGACTTAGGTTCTAATGTGCCTCAAAGACACTATCGTTTCCATAAAAATGCAAGTAATTGGGGGGGAATAGACCATTGTGTTTTTGAGGGCAGTTTAAGAACCAATAATGGTGATTTTGAAGGACAAGTAGGTTTATGTGATATAGATGATAGTAATAATGCAGTAGCCATAATAGAAACTAAATCTTCAACTATTGAATATCAATGGACAGAGTTTGATTGGGAAGACATGCCTGATGGTCATGAATTTGAGACTTTTGTTAGGGCTGTAGAAGCTACAGTAGACACTACTCATTATCGTTCTTCATTAAGACTTTACCTTACAGGCTTGTCAAAAGGAGAAATCTATCTTACTGTAGATAGGTATGATTCTACTTTAAATGCTGAAACTACCCCATATCAAAGAAGCCAGTATAATTCAGGAAATTATAGCAATCCTGTTTGTTATCTTGATGCTACTGGATATTGCGCTGATAACGCAGAAAGACTACAACTATATGAGATAAACTCTAGTACTAGTACACCAAATAGTCTAGTTTCTGGTTCAGGAATTAACTGGAATAGTGCAACAAAAACATGGAAAAGAAGTTCGTCATTTACACCCACAAGTGGGGACGACCTATGTGTTCACAAAGTTGCGTCTACTAATACACAACATGTAGAGGGTAGAGCTTTCTTAGTTGTTTCCTTTACCGGGATTAATGTTACTAGTTATGGTACCTTATCAGCTTCTCACGCACAAATTCTAGCTCCAGAAGTAACAGCACTTTCAACAGGAACTATACCAATCCCAATATGTCTAACGTGTTCTGCTACTAAAATAGTAGCTCCGTCAATATGTGTTGCTAATACTTCCGCAGTATTAACCGCACAACAGACTAAAATATTAACTCCCGAGGTTTACTCGGTAGTACGAATAGAAATACCAACTCTAACTTGTACCCATTGTGCATTAAATGCACCATACTTAATCTTTATTGCTACAATATCTGCTGCTATTTTAACGGCACAACAAACTAAGATTCTAGAGCCAACTATAACTGCTACTTTTACTGCGACTATGAGTTGTTCTCATGCCCAATTACTTATCCCCATTGTTAGTACGGGCACTATTCTTTCAGGACTTTATACCTACCAACTAGGTAATTCTATTGTAGTCGGGGTGGCTGTATAATGGCTACTGTTACTAAATTAGTTAGTAATTACTCCTCTACGGGGATGGTTTTTACCAACCCCGGTAATGTTTATACTGATGATACAAACTATGCTACTTTAACCTCCACCACCCGTAACCAAAACCAGAACTCCTATTGGACTAACCTTAATTTTGCTATTCCTACTGATGCAACAATTCAAAGGATTGTAGTAAGTGGGGTTTGTCGAATAGGAACTAGCTCTATTACTGGTGCTGGTTGGGGAATCCAACTTTTTCATACAGGTACTACAGCAGTAGGAACAGAAGCTACTGTTTCTACTCCTACTCTTAACACAGACTATACTGCTACTCAAACCATAACTTCTGGTTTTCCAACTGTTGCTCAATTAAATACTACAGGCGATTCTGGACTTAGAGTACGAGCCAGAGTCTATACAGGTAACACCGCTACTTCAAGAACTTGGTCACTAGACTACTTACAAGTAGAAGTTACTTACGCTATCCCTGCTCCTCCTTTAACTTGTCAGTATACTAAAATTCTTGTTCCTGAAGTAACATGTACTTCGGTAATTTCTGCAACAGTAACCTGTACTGAAACTATTACTTGTTCGGCAACTAAAATATTAGACCCTACAATATCTACTGGTGTTGATTCCTCAATTTTAACCGCGCAATATACTAAAATACTTGAGCCAGTAGTTTCGACTGAAAATGCTAGTGGAGATAAGCTTATATCATTAGATATTTGTCTAACCGCACAACAAACTAAGATACTTGAACCAGGAATATCTCAAGCTAGGGACATTCCTCCTTTAACAGCGCAATATACTAAAATTCTTTCTCCCGCACTATCACTTGGGTTAGAACATCTACCATTAACAGCGCAAAATACTAAAGTTTTAACTCCAAATATTAGTGCAGCTAGTACTACTAACCCATTAACAGCACAATACACTCAACTTCTAACGCCTGGGGCTGGAAGTTTAACTTATATAGAATCTGCTATTATAATTTGCTCGTCTACCCAAGTTTATTCTCCAGAAATTACAGGAACAGCATTTATTCAAGCAGAAATTCTGGTTTGTTCTAGTACAATTCTGCTTGCTCCTGAAATAACTAGTCTATGGCAAATTGATTCTATTCCACTAACTTGCTCTCATGCCACTATTATATCACCAACAATAGATGTTGGAATACAAATAATTCCAGGTTTTTATGCTTATCAATTAGGAAACGACTTTGTTATTGGAATGGCGGTGATATAATGGCTAATCCAGTTACATTAGGAACCCTGTATCCCAATAATACACTACAAAATACCGCCGTTCTTGCTAGTGGTGCCTATACAGATATAGATGAAGGTATTTCTAGTGCTGATGGAAATTATGTTCAAAGTGTAGCAAATGCCAATTCGTATTTCTATATACCGATAACTAATATGCCTGATGACTTCTTATACATGAATTCATTAAGTATTAATGTTCGCTATAATTTAATAGGCCGTAACGATGATACTGAAACCCTTTATGCTACTATGTATCAATCAAATCTATCTTCTAATCTGTGTTCTGAAACAACATTAGTTACTAATCCCGCTACTGGATGGACAAATTCTGGCCCTATTGAATTTGTAGGAACTGCCTCGTATACAAAAACTAAAGAGGAGTGGGATAATGCAGTAATTAGAATTAGGTTTGGGCATAGTAAATCTGGTGGTGCTGATGGTTCTTATTGGAGAATTGATGCAATAGAACTTACCGGCACTTATACATCATCAGCAGCAATAAGTATTGGAGCTAGTTCTCCTCCAGATGCGGGAGAATCTAATAGCCCAGTTTTCTATATGACTGGAACTGAGCCAGATGCCGCTGATGTAGAATATGAAATTCAATTTGATACTGTTAATACTTTTGATTCAGGCGGTGCTGGAGCCGGTATTTGGAATGAAGCGGCTGTAGATACAAGCACTTTATATGTTTATGGTGGGTCAGGAACATACGAAGCCATAGGCCAGTCATTTACAACTACTAATGCTGGTAGAGTAAAACAAATTGATTTAACTCTAAAACGAAGTACGACTAGTTGTACTGACACACACTATGTATATATTAGAAGTGGTTCTTGCTCTGGAACTATTGTTGCTACAGTAACTATAAATCCTTCTACTCTTGCTTTAGCAGATACATATTATTTTAATCAAATTAGATTGCCAGATTATCCAGAACTTTCGGCTTCTACAGTTTACTATATAACAGTAGAACGTTCAGGAGCTAGAGATACTACTAATTATGTAACAGTTGGTTCTAGAGGAGTAGGAACATATTCTGGAGGAACCCCTTGGATAAAAGCCTCTGGTAGTTGGACTAGTCAAACCGGGGATGTTGTATTTAGAGTATATGTTGAATCAAGCCCATTAATAGATGAAACTTCTACTGGTGGAGATACAGAGTGGTATCATGATGGTTCTGACACTCATCCTTTTACTAGCGGCCATGAAATAACCTATACCCCTACTCTTGCATCGGGAACTTACTATTGGAGAGCCAGAGCTAGAGGATATAATAAAAGTTATGCAGATAACTGGAGTACCACTAGAAGTCTTACGGTTACTCTTTCTACAGCAAATGCTGTTCCTCTTACTTGCTCTGCGGCGAAGATACTTAATCCTAGTCTACCAAGACAAGTAGACACTATTCCTATAACTGCTTCTGCCGCAAAAATACTAGCTCCAAATTTCCAAACAGTAGTACTAGGAGCTAATCCAACAGGAACAATAACTGATACTACTCCTACTTTCTATTTTACTGGTACTGATACTGATGGTGCTGAACTTGAATATGAAATACAAATAGATACTGCAAATACTTTTAATAATACACCAGTACGCAACACATATTACTTTGGCTCACTTTATACTGACCCACAACTTGCCTGGACAAATGCATCTTCTACAGGTACTAACATATCAAATTATGGATATACCACTACATATGGTAGTAAAACTTTAAATGCGATTACTATTGGTGGTTTGTCATTTCATACAGATGCTCCAGAATCTTCTAGTTTAACAATAGATAAAGTAGAAATAAGGGTCTATATTAATACTGCTGCTACTGATAATTTAGGATTTATGTTACAGACCCCATATGGTGTAGAAATTGGTACTGGAACATTAAATGGTCCTGGAGCAACAGGATGGAGTGCCTATTATGATGTAACTAATTTTACTAGTTGGACTTGGACAAAACTACATGAATTAGTAGTTACATTTTGGAAAAATATTAATGATGCTGCTCAAGTTAATGTGTATGCTATTGAATTTAGAGTCACTAGTAATAATGCAACTGAATCTCTTATAGACCGTACTTCAGATGTAGACACAACAGAGTTTTATCATGATGGAGTTGATACTCATCCTTTTACCTCTGGGCATGAAATTACTTATACAGTACCCGAAGCAGATGCTCTTACTAATGATACTTATTATTGGCGAGTAAGAGCTAAACGTGCAAGTGGTGACTGGAATTTATGGAGTTCTACTAATAGCTTTATTTTATCTACTAGTAGTAACGCTACTGTAAATGCTGAACCTTTAACTTGCAGCGCGACTAAACTACTCACACCAGTAGTAGGAAGTATTTGCCAAATTAATGCAAATCCACTATTAAACTCTAATAGTATTGGGCCTATTTTAGTATCTCAAAGCTCTGATGATTGTGTTGACCGAGTAAGTGTTTGGTCAATGACAACTGTTAACTTTATATTTGGTTCAACTTCTACAGAGAGATATTCTTCGGGTGCATTATTTAGAGGTATCAACATTCCTAAAAATGCTCTTATTGAGTCTGCGATTCTTAGGGGTATGGCTAATAGCACACTTGGAGGAAATATATGTAACGCCAGAATCTATGGAGAAGATAATTCTTCTCCAGCAACATATAGTAACCAATCAAACTATTTAGCAAGAACAAAGACTACAGCTTATACCGACTGGGATGATATCCCAGATTGGACTTCTGGTACTTGGTATGACAGCCCTAATATTAAAGCTCCTATTCAAGAGATTATTGACCGAGAAGATTGGGTCAAAGGTAATAATCTAGCTATAATAGAAGAAAATAATAACTCTTCTGGTGACGCAATAAGATACTGGTATTCTTATGATGGGTCTTCAAGTAACTGTCTACGACTTTCTATAGATTACGCAGCTAGTCAAACTATAGAAGTTTATACTCCTACTGTAACTACTGAAGATGGCCCTACTATTATAAATGCTGAACCCCTTACTTGTTCAGCAGCAAAAATATTAACTCCATCTATATCAGTCGCTAGTACAGCTTCTATTTTAACTGCCCAACAAACTAAGATTCTCACTCCTTCTATAGCAGTAGCTATAGCAATTCCAATTTTAACCGCGCAACAAACTAAAATTTTAGTTCCTAGTATTGCTAGTGCTTCTACAGTTGTTCCTATTACTTGTTCAGCGGCACAATTATTAGCTCCTACAATACAGACTAGAACTCAAGTTACTGCTGTTCCTCTTACTGCTTCAGCCTGTAAAATTCTTACTCCAAGTATAGCTAATAGTATTAGTTCTAGTGTCTTAACTTGTAGTGCAACAAAAGTACTTTCACCAGTAGTAAGTGGAACTTGTCAAGTAACTGCTAGAGTAATTTCTCCTAACATTTATATGGCTACAATTATTGCTAGTACTGATGATGCTACATATACAGTTGCAGGGGCATTTGTTGATAACTCTGGTGGTATTTATGCCGGTAAAGACCAAAGTGGAAACTCACTTCCTGGCGGTTGGAGATTCCAGAATGTCACAATTGCTAAAGATAGAACTATTTTAGCAGCAACAATAGAAGGAAATTACTACGGAGCATCTTTTCCATCTTTTCCATACCCAACAATTCTTTATGGTGAAGCCGCAGATAATCCTGGAGCTTGGGTTGTAACTACTCATGAACCTAAAACTGCTTCTACTACTTCTGCTAGTGTAGAGTGGAGTTTTGCATCATTTTCTGTTGGAAGTACTCATATCTCTCCTGATATTAAAACAATCATACAAGAAATTGTTAACAGAAGTGGTTGGACCTATGGAAATTCTCTATGTGTTATTTGGAAAGAGAATGGAGTAACTGGAAGCAGCAAATATATTGGTTTCCGTTCTAGGGATAATAGCAGTACAAAGGCAGTATTTTTAACAGCAGAATATGAAAATACTTTTGTTCTTGCTCCTGCTATAGCTACTTCTACTCAAGTAAATGCAATACCAATTACTTGTAGCGCGGCTAAAATATTAGCACCTACTATTACTAGTGCAACCCAAGTAAGTGCTATCCCCATTACTTGTTCAGCCATAAAGATATTAGCCCCATCAATAATTACTGAGGCTACTACTACAGTAGATGCAATACCTTTAACAGCACAACAGACTAAAATACTAGCGCCAGAAATAATTAGGTCTACTACGGTTGCTGGAGCAATTTTAACTGCACAACAAACAAAAATACTCATTCCAGAAGTGTCTGGAAGAGCTTATATAGCTGCTATACCTTTAACTGCTCAAAATACCAAAATACTAGCTCCTACTGTTAATTCTATAGCCAGGGTTTCTGCTGAACCAATAACTTGCTCTGCGGCGAAGATTTTAGCTCCAATAGTCTATACTTTAGCTAATATTGTCCATATTCCTCTTACAGCCCAAAATACGAAGATTTTAGCTCCAAATGTCTATGGAACAGCTTATATTACTAGTATTCCATTAACAGCCCAACATGCCAAGTTATTAGAACCCACAATTCAGTTTGAAGCACCAATTAACGCTGTTCCAATCACTTGTTCAGCAGCAAAACTACTATCTCCCGAAATCGTTACCTCAACTTGGATTGAAAGTAGCATAATTACTGCTCAAGCCTGTAAACTGCTTTCTCCTAGTGTAAGCACTCTAGTAAGAGTCGATAGTGCCGTTTTAACTGCTTCACAGGCTCAGTTATTTAGTCCATCGCTTATCATAGAGTCAGTTCTTGTTATTCCTATTTTAACTTGTTCTCAAACCCAACTTTTAGCCCCAATCTTAACTCAAGCTGGAGATTCGCTTATTAATGCACCAGCATTGACTGGCTCTCATGTTCAAATTATACTTCCAGCTTTAACCTTCATTTATATTGAAAGAAAAACGGGAGAGAGTGGGGACTATGAGATTCTATCCGCTTCTTCGTGGGATGGTACAAACTATGAGTTTATTGATACTACTACAACCCACGGAAATATTTACTACTATCGCGCTAGAATGTTCTCAGATGGAGAGTGGTCGTTATCTAATGAAATTGTAATAGCCTGCTTAAAAAATCCTTGGGCTACTGCCTCTTCTACACAAGTACTTTCTCCTGACATTATAATTACAGAAGTTGAATCAATAAGCATTGATGCTACTGTATTAACTTGTTCTAACGCTCAACTACTAACTCCAGAGATAACTTGGAGCAGTATAGTCAATGCTGAACCTCTAACAGCAAGCCATGCCCAAATTGTTGCTCTGGATATAAATACCAGCAATTATATAGATTTACAGGTAACTTTATCCGCTTCCGCAGTTAAACTGCTTTCTCCAACTGTATATAGCATAACAAGTATTCCAGCAGCTTTATTAACTTGTACAGCAGCTAAACTAGTACCACCAACGGTAACAGGAGAAACTAGAATAGTAGCAGTACCTATTACTGCTTCTGCTACTAAAATTCTTTCCCCAGTTATTACTACAAGAATCGCTATAAATGCAGTATCTTTAACTGGAAGTGCTACTAAAATACTTGCTCCTACCATTACTGGTTCCGCTAGAATAGAGAGCGTACCTCTTACTTGTTCGGCTGCAAAAATTCTAGCTCCCACTATAACTGGATTTACAAGAGTAGAAGCTGTACCATTAACTGCTTCTGCAACAAAGATATTAGCACCAAGCTTAGTTATAATAAGTGTTATTTCTATACCATTATTAACCTGTTCACAGGCTAAATTATTAGAACCATTTATCAGTTTACTAGATTCTGAAGTACTAAATGCTACAGCTTTGACCGCATCGGCCACTAAATTACTGACTCCAAACCTAATTGCAGATTTAATCTTAAATGCTGAACCATTAACAGCTAAAAACACTAAAATCCTTGTTCCTGAAGTAGTTACTACAGCCACTATTGTAGTACCTACTCTAACGGCTATTAACGCCAAGATTCTCGTTCCTAGTCTCGTCATAGTTTCCGTCATATCTGCCGAACCATTAACCTGCTCCCATGCGCTGCTATTGGCCCCAAGTGCAGAAAGCGTTCAGAATGCAAATGTTTCAGTAAATCCATTAACCTTGAGTCAGGCACGGATAATAGCGCCCGAAATCGTAGTTTCTAGCGCCCTAGATTCCGTTACAATAACTGCCTCTAGTACCCGCATTATTCCTCCCGTTATAAGCGGTGTTAGTCTCACGGCAATTCCCACATTAACCCTCAGTTCAGCAAAGCTATTAACTCCTAAAGTTTCTACGTCGGTAACTGCAACTGCAATAACAGCATCTAATACAAAGATTATTATACCCTCGATAGTAACTATAAGTTATGCAAGTATTCCAATCCTAACTTGTAGTCAAACTAAGCTCCTGCCACCATCCGTATATGCTTCTTCAATGTTTGATGCCATTATTTACTCAGAATCACTTACTTGTTCTCAAACTAAGCTACTTAGCCCCAATTTAGTTATTGTCTCTATAATAAGTTGCAACCCATTAACAGCAAGCTGTCATGGTATACACGTTTCTAGTCTGTCAGGGACAGGAAAGGTGTCTGCAACGACAATAACTGCTTCTCAAGCCAAGATAATTGCTCCAACAGTAAATGGAGCAGCAAGAATTACAGCTATACCATTAACCGCAGAACATACTAATATACTCATTCCTGCATTAATTATATCAATTAGCCGCGAAATGATTATATTAACTTGCACTAACAGTAAGATAATTCCACCTACAGTAACAGGACAAAGTTATTGTGTGGCTCCTTGTTTATTATTATCTCAAGCCAGAATTGTTTCTCCTGAAATAAACGTTTCCTCAGTAATTTCTGAATCGGTAGATGCGATTCCGATTACTGCATCAGCAGCAAAATTACTAGCTCCTGAAATTTTAATAGTTCTTGTTGGAGAGATAGAAGCAGTACCAATAACAGCAAGCAACGCTAGAATTGTTGTACCAACAATTTCTGTAGGGATTCTATCTACAGCCTTAACAGCCCTTGCTGAATTAGTGATTCCTGAAATTATTACCACAGTAAATATCGAAGTCCCAACTCTAACAGCCCAGCATACTAAGTTAATAAAACCAGGATATGGTGCCGATGCTATAGTAGAGAGTATAGTATTAACGGCAATAAATACTAAATTAATTGAGCCTCTTATACTTACTTCATTTGGTGTTGGAATACTTACAGCATCACATGCTAAACTTATTCCACCTAGAGTATGGGCCTGGAAAGAATTAAAACTGATTCTTGGTGATGTAGAGTGGGAAGAATTACTAGGAAAGATAGAGTGGGAGACATTAACAGGAGAAATAGTGTGGGAAGAATTAGTGGGTAAAACATATTGGGAAGAACTCAAAGGAGAAACTTCCTGGCAAGAACTACTCGGAAAAATAGAGGGAGGAGGATAAAATGCCTTTAACAATCAAAAAACCAACTGGTGGAAAGCTAGTAAAAGGGCGTGACCACAGACTAAAATATACAATGACATGGGATGATGATACACACCCTAATTTAACCAACGATATTGATGCTATATATGTTACAGTTAAAGCAAGCGATGCTTTAGCTGATGATTTAGCAGTAATAGCCTTTAATTCCGTAGATAATCCAGACCAGTTTATTACTGTAGATGCCGCAAATGGACAAGGAAAAATTTGGATTAAAAAAGATGACCAGGACGCTATTATCCCCGATACAGTACAATATTGTATGGATATAGTCGTAATAGTCTCTGACGGAACAGAATGGGAATTTGTGTTAGATAACAATATTATGTTTACACAACCAGCAACAAGGGAGACAGGCTATGGACTTCCGTAAAGGATTAATACCTTCTCCGCCAGATAGCCGGGATTATGTTCTAAAGGCAATGGTAAAGCCTTTACGGATTCCTACACCAGATGAATGTTATCAATGGTTACAATGGGCTACACCAGTAAAATATCAAGCAGACTCGGATTGTGCAGCTTTTACTGGAAATGCTGTTGCGGAACTTTATAACACAAAAGAATTTGAAAAACCAATTGATTTATCAGAACAATTCTTATATGGAGAAGCAAAGAAAATTGATGGGATACCAGAAGAAAAAGGAACATATTTACGAGCTATTTTAAGTGTTCTTAAAAATACAGGGGTTTGTGAGGAATTTTATCTCCCATATGAGGGAAGATATCCCCCACAAGGAAAAATGTATGAGGGGGGCTATGAAAATGCCCAAATTTACAAAATCTTATCTTATGCAACAGTTTCTACAGATAAAAACTCAATGAAGCAAGCTATTTTTCAAACTGGCCCTGTTTTGGCGGGAATTATGGTCTGGGAATCATTTGAAAAGACCGGAGAAGATGGAATTGTAACTATGCCAATAGGAAAGCAATTAGGAGGTCATGCAATCGCTATAGTAGGATATGATTCTATTGGATTTATTGCAAAAAATTCCTGGTCGCCATATTGGGGAAAAGATGGGTATTGTACGATTCCTTATGACATTTGGGATATTATTAACCTAAAAGAAGCCTGGTCTATTGTTGATATAGTAGGAAAACCCAAAAAAACGTGTTTTTTGGTTCGGTGGGTCCGAAAACTTAGAAAAGACAAGTAACTTACTCCTCATTATCGTAGTTTGTTCCGTAGTCTGTTCTGTGTACTGATTCTGTAACTAGGACTGGTTCAGGGCGCTAAAAAAGGACTTGTATTGTGGCCCTGGAACTGCTAAGATGGTCCCGTAGAGAAATCTCCAAAGAGAGGGGCCAAATGGTACGCTGGATAGACCCTAGAGCGGTTAGTGAACCAACAAAACCGAAAAATGAGCGGAGTAAAGTAACCAGAAGCGAAGCAATACGTCTACAATGCACCGAATGTATGGGATATCAAGTTAGTTTGATAAAAGATTGCCCAGATATCGGTTGTCCATTGTGGACGTTTCGTTTTGGAAGGGGACAAGTGTATACAGACGTTCCCATGAGGACAAAAGACTCCTACACCAAAAAAGGGAAGAAATAATGGGGAAATTAATCGCAGAAATTGAGGGAACAGGCCCAGGAAACAAGCTAAGACTCTCTATTATGAATAATGACTCCTTGGGGCTTACAATAGAGAACGAAACTATTCATGGAAAAGTCCCATATTCGATTTTTATCAAAAAAGAGAAGGTTTATCCTCTTTTAGAGGCCCTTAAAGAGTATTATAGGGAAGCACATAACGGGCAATTGCCTCTTTGGTGGTAAAATGGATGAAATAAACCTTAATTTTAACCTAGAAGGGTGCTTTACACTACTTAATTTAGGTGCTGGAAGCTATAATGGCCCTCATGCGGGGGGTTTAAGAGGCTTAATGGACTTAATTCCTTGTAAAATCGCCCTAGATATGAATGAGGAGTACCTACAAACTTGGAGAGAGGGGCCAGGATGGGTGCCTGTTTGGGGGGATATACAGGATTTAAGTATGTTTTTGAATAAAAGCTTCGATATGGTGTTCGCTTTAGACGTAATTGAACATCTAGAGAAGGAAGAGGGGCACTTTTTACTCCAAGAAATTGATAGGCTCTGTAAAAAATTCGCAATTATCTGGACTCCAGAAGATTTTATAGACACAGAGATACATCAAATGAAAGAGTGGAAGGAAATGAACCTCAATCCCTATCAAAAACATCGTTCTGGTTGGTTTAGAGAGGATTTTGAGAGGTTTGGATATGATGTATTTGTGTGGGATAACTACCACAACTTCCCAGCCGGGACATTCGGCGCGATATTAGCAAGGAAGGACTACTAAAATGCCTAAAGGAATGTCTATGAAGAGTAAATACCAAATTGAACCTTTTACACCCTATGAACAAGAGCTAATTGACAAAATGGTAGCCAATGGCAGCACTTATATGGGGGCAGAAAAGACTAGGTGGGCGGAAAGAAGGCGCAAAAAGGTCTTAAAAATAGAAGGCAAAAGCGTTACTATCACCTTTTAGGAGTAAAAATGGAAGATAAATCTGATGCCTCTGAATGGAAAATCTGCAAATCTTGTCAAGAACACAATAAAGTGGTGAAAGAGGGTCAAAAATGCTTCTATTTAAGACAAAGTTTCAACTGCCCGATACAAGTAATGTTTAAGAAGAAATACTAGTTTCGATGCAGGGAGAGTGTTGGTGTCTCCAAATAGTCTCATAAGCTATTTTACGTGGGTTCAATTCCCATCCCTGCTACTAATCCGGTGTAGTTCAATGGTAGAACCCCTGGCTGTTAACTAGGAGGCCCTTACAAGGAAATTGTTGGTTCAAGTCCAGCCACCGGAGTAAAAACAGAAAGGAGAGGAATGAAGAAATTGTGGTGGTTATTGGCAATTCCAATCGGTTTTATGGTTTTTGAGTGGGTTTGTGTAGCACGTAATAATTACAGAATCAATAAAGAAATCGAGCAAATGAGGAGAATACAGTACTTATGAAGAAACATTGGTATTTTGTTTATGTGCATGAGTGCCCGATTTGTGGTATGTTTGATGAACATCGTGAAAGGCGATATACTCCCAAACCTAAAGATTGGCGGGAAAGATTCCTTTTCAGATGGACTTCCTGTAGCTGGCATTGGCTATAGACGTTAAAAATACTCCAGAGTATAAGGCTCTAGAAGAGAGGTTTAATGACGTAGCTAGAGAGAACGTATTTTTAAGGGATTTATACCTAGAGGTCGAGTCTTGGACCCCCATTATATACTGTAACAACGTCCCGCAGTACCTAAAGGACCAATGGTACAAGTGTATAGCCAAGAGGGTCGAAGAAATCCAAAAAGAATTTGGCCCAATCGCTTGACAAGGAAACGACGAAGTGGTAGACTGTTCCCAGGTTGACCGAAGTGATTTGAGAGTTACTTCAATATACCAAAGGAAAAATACTCTCAAGAATTTTCTCGGTTATTCCGATAGTAACAAATACCGTAGTGATGCTAGAGTTACTTCATTTGGGATAATGGTTATAAACTCTGGTAGTTAGTCTCGGTACTATTTAGAAGAGGATAGCGTAGTGAGAAAAGAGTTCCTTCAGATTGGTTTATCTGCCAGAGTCCCAAAAGGACTTACAAACCCTCTTTTCGGATACCTCGCTAATTTTAGTAAAAACAGCCGTAGTGATGCTAGAGTTACTTCACATATTTCTTTACCAGAATCGCGTGTACAAACAACTCTAGCTAGGAATCTCGGCCATTTAAGAAAAGATGCTGTAGTGAGGAGTGGAGTTACTTCGGTAAATAATTTTTATTTTAAAAAATTTAATTGGTTCAAACCCAATAACTAATCGCAAGATTAGCTTAACTCCCCCGGTTTTCTCAGCAAATATAAATCTCTACTGAGTCGAGTTTTAGTAAAAGAAGAAAGGAGTAGAAGTGAGCAAGTTCAGCAAAGTTGAACAGAAAGTCCAGCCTACTACAATTAACAAGGCTGGAGGGCAGGCTTATCAAGAATCTAACAAACTTGAATTAGCCTCAATCCTATTAACCTCTTTCCTGAAGGATACCTACTATGTAAAGGGAAATGAGGCTCAGTCCCGTCTAGTTAGCTTAGTCCACAGCATCAAAGACAAGAAATTTGTCGCCAAAGCTGCGATTATGGCTCGGGAATGGGGTATGAGAAGTGTAACCCATGTAGTTATCGCGGAATTGTGCCATGATGTTAAGAATGAGCAATGGTTAAGAGTTGCCATTTCTAAGACTATTCAGCGGCCTGATGATGCAAGCGAGATTCTCGCCTACTGGATGGGGACTTATGGTAAACCTATTCCTAACGCTCTAAAACGTGGGATTTCTGACGCATTAGAGAAGTTCAACGACTATCAGATTGCCAAGTATAGGGGAGAAAACCACTCTCTTAAAATGGTGGATGTAGTTAACCTAGTGCATCCCAAAAGCGTGACGCTAGGAAAACTCATTAAGGGGGAATTAGAGACTCCTTATACGTGGGAAGTAGAAATCACCAAAGCTGGAAGTGACGCGAAAGCCAAAAAAGAAGCTTGGACTGAATTGGTTCTTTCGGGGAAACTTGGGTATTTCGCGCTTCTAAGAAATCTTCGGAACCTAGAAGCAAGCGTAGATAAAACCATCATGAAAGAGGTATACGCTCAACTAACTAACAAAGAAGCCATTAAGAAGTCTAAGGTGCTTCCTTTCCGGTATGATACTGCTTACCGTGAGGTAAGTTTTGTCCAGACTCGTCATGCAGTTTCTAACGCAATGGATATTGCCGTAGATAATATGCCTGAACTTGGCGGGAAAACACTAATCGCACTTGATTGCTCGGGGAGTATGTATGGTAAGCCTCTTCAAATCGGAAGTATATTTGCTGCGGTCATGGCGAAAGCTTCTTACGCAGACATTATGCAGTTTGGTACAAGCGTATCGTGGCCTAAATACAATCCTGCGGATTCTGTTATTAGTATCGCGGAAAGTCTACGCGCTGACCACGGAGGTACAGACTTCCACCTGATTTTTGACAAAGCCAAAGAGAAATATGATAGAATCGTAATTCTCTCGGATATGCAGGCATGGGTAGGATGGAGTTCTCCTAAAGCCAACCTGGAAGCCTATAAGAAACGTACTGGTGCAAATCCCTATATCTGGAGTTTTGACCTAGCAGGACACGGAACCCTACAGTTTCCCGAAAAGCAAGTTGCAACTCTTGCGGGATTTAGTGAGAAAGTCTTCGACTTAATCCCAATAGTAGAAACCGGCGAAAAGGATGCTCTCGTAAAAAGAATAGAACAGGTGGAACTGTAATGGAAGGACTTATTAGTGTACTTCTAGTGATTGCTATGGTTATTTTCGTAGTGATTCTAGCAATGGATTTGATTGAGAGGATAAGACGAGCGCGCAAGAAATAATCGTAGTAATTGCAACTATAGTAATCTTTATAGGAGTTACTATAGCATATATACTAACGACTAAACCCCCCAAATAGGGGGGTTTTCCATGATTAAGATTATGATAGCCGTTCTAATTGTGGAAGTCGCGGTAATAATCGTAATACTTTTGGGGGTGAAATGAAAGACGTAGTATTAATAAGCATAGGAGCAGTATTATATTTTCTCCTGGCGATGGGAATCTATAATCTTATCTGGTAATGGGTGACTTCTTAGTACAGATTATAGCTATCGTGGTGTTTGGGATAATCATATTCGTTGTGACTAGGGCGCTTTAAAACTCATATAGGTGAATATCTTGGTAGTCCTCATATAGTGAAAAATACAGGTAGTCCTATAATTCTCCACCCCAACATTATCTTTACATTAACGTTAAGGGTATGGGTTCCAATTTGATTTCGATTTACCCTTTTGAATTAGGGTAAAGAAAAGGGCCGGATTAAGTTTTACCCTAATCCGGCCCTAATGATCTCGTTATACCTTAAGATTCAACTCGGGCAAATCTCAAGGTAAACTTTTCGTCCTCTAC